ATGCTCACAGATACTAAAATTAAGAGCCTTAAACCAAGGGATAAAGCATATCGCATTGCTGACCATAATGGGCTTTGTATTGAGATTAGACCCACAGGTACAAAACTGTGGCGCTATCGATACCGATTTGAAAACAAGGCCTCAATGTTAAGTTTAGGGGAATATCCACGGGTAAGTCTAGCAGAAGCCAGAAAGAATCGTGATGAAGCGAAGGCTTTACTCAGTGAAGGTAAAAACCCTGCTTTAGCCCGCAGAGAAGAAAAAGTCATACAAAGTGTAAAAAATGCAAATACATTTAAAGCCGTTGCTGAGGAATATATTGCCGAGATTTTAAAAAACAGATCGGAAAAGTATGTTGGAAAAGTAAAATGGTCGCTTGATACGGATATCTATCCGGTAATTGGAGCAAAGAGTGTTGCTGACGTGACTGCTGCAGAAGTACTTTATATCGCAAAATCAACGATCACTCGCGTTCGGACAACAGGTGCTAGAGGTACAGGTGAAGTTACAGCATCAAATAATATTAAAATTATTGGTGCTGTTATGCGATATGCGATCGCCACTCTAAGAGCGGAAAATGATCCAACTTATGCAGTACGTGGTGCTATTAATCGTCCAGATGTAGAACATGCCCAGCCACTATCAAAAGAGCAGCAGGTGCAATTTAGAAAGGGTGTTGAGAGTTACCATGGCACGGCAACAGTTAAAAATGCCTTACTCACTTTAGCTTATACAATGCTACGCTCAATCGAGATTAGACGTATGAAGTGGGAGTATGTCGATTTTGAAGAAAGAATTATTACCTTCCCGATTTCAACACGAAGTAACTCTCAGGAAAGGACCATGAAAAAGAATAGGATCCATCTGGTTCCTATGTCTGATCAACTGTTCAATGTACTCAAGTCTCAATTTACTGAAACAGGCAACAAAGAGTATGTATTCTCAAGTGCATACAGTAGCGCAGCCACAATCGGAAGTGCTACATTGAATAGTGCTCTAAAGAAAATAGGGCTTAAAAACTCGACATCACACGACTTTCGAGCAACCGCAAGTACTATCTTAAATGAGCTTGATTTCGATGATGATTGGATTGAAAAGCAGCTTGCTCATGCCGAACAGAACAAAGTAAGGGCATCATACAATCACGCTAAATACATTAGTCAGCGCCGGAAAATGCTACAGGACTGGGCTGACATAGTTGATAAATGGGGGAAATGAAATGCAGACTAACAAAATCGATCTGAATAAATTACCAAAGGCTCTAACAGATCAGCAACTCACTCAGAAGCTGATCCCTACCCGCTTTATTCCAGAAAAACCTGAGGAACTTAAGGATAAGAATGTAGTTTATGTTTTTGATAGTTCTGATTCATTTAATCTGACTTATGATGAGTTGGTAGAAATTGTAAGTAAAGCACGAAAGTTTGGGCCTAGAATGATTCCAGTGCTCGGAACAGTGAATTAAATTTAATGAACAAAAATATAAAATTGGTAGGAAAACTTTTTTTAGCTTATCTCTTACTTATTGGCATTTGTTTTTTAATTTATATACTGGTTGCAATACCCGAATCTAAGGCAGATAAAGTAACTTCAATTATGGGGTTGCTAGGTTGGTCTGCAACAATATTTACTCCAATTGCAGCATTCATATTATTAGATAACTGGAAAAATCAAATCAAATATAATGCTCGGCTTGAACAAATTATAAATATAATAGATGAGTTATCCAGATTATCAAAACAAATTGATAAAGTGCGTAACGACCCAAAAGTTTTCTCTTATTTATATAAGTTATTTTTAGCTTATGAAGATTACCAAGATAATGATATAGAAATTTTTGAGCTACCTGATTTTACTGATATTTTCCAGACTTTAGAAAACATTAGGGTTTGTAATCTAAAAATTTATATTTATGATGAGAAAATACAGTCACACATTTTTCAGAAAAAAATCTCTGGACAAGATTCATATGAGAAATTAGAAAGGTATATAAAAGGTCTGGAGGCAAGCTTCTTTCATGTCCATATTCATAGAGAAGAGATAGATAAAGGTATAAATTCAACAGAATCTAAACGCCATTTGCAAAAATGTTTATATATAAGCAGTAATTTTGCTAATGCTTATAGATCTAGCTTAAACCCACCAGTAGATAATATTTACCTTGAGCAACTTAACAGTGCTATAGCACAATCATTTGAAGATATAAAAATATTTCGTAAGTCACTAAACTAACTATGAGATTTAAACACTGAGCATAAATTTCAACATATATCGTTATTGGTATTAAATGGCTATGCAATATGATATTAGAATAGTGCAAGATTGAGCCAATATGGTAGATGGGTGGAAGTAGTAATAAGGGAATTATTATGGATGATAAATTAGAATACGCCTTACTTCTTGCTGCATTTGGTTTAGTGGGCAAATATTTCTTTGATTGGCTTGCGGCTAGAAATCACGCTATAGCTTTCCAGCAGGCAATCCTAGCAGAGATTTATGCTCTATTAAACTTAATTGAAGCCAGAAACTATAGGAGATTTTTAGAAGAAGGGGTTTTTGGATCTTCTTTGAATAGCTTAACCGACACTCCTTACCTTTTATCAATGAATATCCAGGATAACTATTGTCCTGTTTATTATAATAATCTTGATAAAATACAGTTACTTAATAAAAATAATGCTAAAGATGTCGTGTTATTTTATGCATTAATAGCTAGCCTAGTACAAGATTTAAAACCTGGAGGAGTTTTTAATAATAAAGTACATTCTAGTGTAGAAGCCTATAAAGCTGGATTAACAATCTTAGATATGGCTATAAAAACTGGTGAAAAGTTGATTAGCATCCAATATAGAAAAGAGCTTAACAATAAAAACTCATCTATATAAAATAATGTAAGAGCTCAGATAATGCTTAAAGCCCTCAATTGAGGGCTTCTTCTGGCCAACTTTCACTAAATCTCATTGCATCAATTGCGTGGCCATCTGCTTTTTCTGCCATATCTCGATATTCTGCTGTGCATGCTTCGAGTAACTCACTGTTGATAACGGTGTACTCAATGATGGTTTCTTTGGAAGCTGTGGACAAACGTTTGTTGGCTTCACTGAGTTGCTTTGACAGCCCATTAGCAGCCAGATCAGCACTACGAGCGGCAGCATTCGCATTTTGTATTTTTTTAATCGCATTTTTGTTCAACCTCTATTATTTTTGCTGACCATGTTTGCATGATGGTCGCTTTTTCCTCTTGAGCCTGATCTATTGCATCTACATAAGGTTTAATTGCTTTCGCAATATCGGCTTCACGCTGTGACTCACTACGCTCAAGTGCAAAGTGCTTCCATGCACCAAAGGCAACTGCCAGTGCAAGTAAGGCCAGTAGCACCACAATCACGGCCTTGTAGAATCGGGCTAAAAAGGCATCTAGTACCATTTAAATCACCACTCGATTCGAGATCCATCCAAAGAAAAACTGCTCCTGGCTTGGGTTGCGTTCACAAATTTCAATGTAACGATTGCCCTGCAAAATATTTAAGACTTTCAATAAAGTCTTTTCGCCTTCCTTGCCACGCTTGGCCAAGAATGTTTTTAATGCACCTAATGTAGCTGGACCATATACACCATCTGGAACCAAGTCAGACCAACCGCCTTTACCCTGATTGTTCAATAGGTTTAAGGCGCGCTGCAAAGTAGGCTTGGCAAAACCAACACCGCAGTTCACGCCTGTATCAAGCAATTCTTCTGCAACCAGTGGACTAAGTGCATTCACCTGGTTAAAACGCGGCACTGTCCAATATTGTTTAAGGTAAATATCTCGCGCAAGTGATTCAGGCAGATCCTTCATGTGGCCCTTATAACCGTTTTGACGTGCTACAGCTTCGGTAATACCGTACTTTGTTGCTCCGCCTCGATCGGCTGGATTGTTTACATAGCCACCTTCACGGCGGATGAGTTCATTTAAAAATTGATCAATATTCATTTCTTCCCATTCCCCCAAATCGCTAAAAATGCTGCTTTAACTTCATGCAGTACTTCGGACATAGGCTTCCCCTGCAGTAACGCAACGGACTGATAAACGATGCCAATTCCCAATAATCCAAACACTGCAAAAAACAGCATGATTGCGCCTTGGTACATCGTGGACACGTGAAGTAAGTTGAAGTATTCAATGAACGCTGAACCGCCATATAGACTGACAGTTACACTGGCCATAAATTTAACGATGACATTCAATGAGACTTCGATTTTTCCGTCTTTATCAATGTCACCGCTTAGGACCAGCGCCAAGATTGCACCAACAACTGCGGGTACGATCTTAATGATCCAGGGGATGGTGTTCTCTTGCATAACGCTCTCAATACAAATTCTGATCTATTGATGCATCATTGACTTTTTACAGATAGTTACGCGAACCCTACACAGGAGCATTTAGCCTAAAAAACACACAGCAAGACGTAAAAGCCAGAAGCATCTTTATGAATACGGAATCATTTGGAGTAAGGCGGTGAGCACAGTTTTAAAAATTGAAGATCGACCTCTATTCATCGAAGTTGAGTTGAATGGAAGAATCCAGTTGGGTGTGAATGCGCGTGATTTATACAAGATGCTGGAAGTAAAGGCTGAGTTTTCTCATTGGATTAAACGACGAATTGCACAGTGTAAATTTGAAGAAAATTTTGATTATCAGGTTTACGTCAAAAAAGACGATAACCTAAAAGGTGGACGACCAACCACTGAATACATCATCTCGGTAGATATGACCAAACACCTCGGAATGATGGAACGAAATGAAAAAGGCCATGAGATTCGAAAATATTTTATTGAGCAAGAGCAACTAGCACGTCAGCTTAAAGATGGGTTACAGGCACAAATTGCAAAAATTTCCGTGCAAGTAGAAATTATTACCCAATCACTATCAGAGGCGGGTCGATTCTTATCAGTGAATGGGAAACAGACTAAACCGGCGCTCATAAAAGAATTAGACGATCTCATTGAACAAGTACAACCAAGTCTAGATTTTAAGGATAATGATAATGAAGAAATTTAAATTAGACTGGAGTGAACGTGTAGAAAGTGCAAAAGAAATTTCCCAAGCGCTGGTAGAGGCATTATATATAAAATATTTCCACCCAAAGACCGCCTGATAACTTAATTAAACTAAAACCACTCCGGAGAGTGGTTTTTAATGTTTGAAAAAACAACAATATATTGTATAAATTGAATATATAAATAATATTATGAGGTTGCCATGCCTGAGTGGTTAGATTTTAGAATAACTAAAATAGATTGTGCTTTTAGAGAGTTTCCCAAACTGAAGTACTTATCCTTGCTTTATGCTGCACTGATAATTTTGTTAGCGATTTTCTATATGCCTATTTTAAAATTGGCACATAGCTTTAACTATTTCGGTAGCTATCCATTGCAAAATCTGATTGCAGAAAATATAGGTTGGTTATTTTGGGGGCAACTTGTCCTCCCAGTGGTACTTGCTGTATTTTTTTATTGGGACGTCTCAGGTCGCCATGATGAAATGTATTTGAAGAAATATAGACAGTTGCCAAAATGGGTTAGATAAAACCAAACCTCCCCACCTTTGTAACAACCAATAATTTTTTTGTAACATTTATGTTATTAATTGTTTGCTTTACTTATCATATGCATATGAATGATGAAAAGTGGAGCGCCGAAAATGCTAACAAAAACAGAAATTGTTGTTGTCGTTATAATGATAGTAGCCTTAATTCTCATCATTTATGAGATGGGACAAGGTCGTAGTTGGACTTTATAGAATTTAGCCTTTATTAAGCTTAAAAGAAGAAGCCCCCTAAGGGGCTTTTTTATTACTCATCAAACGCAAAACGTCCTATATCTACATCCTCACGTTTTTTATTCGGCAGATAAATACCATGCTCTGCTTGCTTCACACGTTTTTCACGCTGACGTAAACTTTGCATCGCCTGGACTCTACTGATCCGACGTGACGGGTTCTTCTGGTTGAAAGCCTGAATCTCTGCCCAGATTTCTTTTTGGTCATCCATATCATCACGCTGAACTGCTCGAACATAATCATTCATTAATTCTGTACGACGCTTATCCAGGCGCTTGGTATGCGAATAAATTGCACTACGTCCTTCGGTGGCCAAACGCACTTCACTTGGGCTAAAACCAACTGCCTGACTGACCAGGCCAGCAAAACCGATATCATCCTTAATCATGACACCGGTTTTATCCTGGGCACCGTATAAACCATAGCGGATCGAACGAATTATTGAACGCGGGAATACCGGTGACATGGTTTCTATACCTCGCCCATGCCCATCTGCTAGCTCAGCCAAGCCTTTAAAGGTATTGGTTAAAATCCCTACCACTGGGCCTAATCCACTCATCACCATAGCATCACTAAAGTCTTTACCTTCTAACCCGTCCTGCACATCTGGCAATAACAAATTATTAATACCAACACGGCCAGATAAGTCAGCTGGGCCAAAGCGTGAAGCACCTTTCATAAGAACTTCAGAAGTTTTTTGGCCAAAGGTATCTGCCAGCCAGTTGCGGAGAGCTACCTCTGCATCCCAAGGCTCATCATCATCACTTCCGAGCATTGAAGCCATAGCCAAAATCGGCCCAACCAACGGCAAGCCCATTACCCCGGCAAATACAGTATGCATTCCAATAATGCCGGCCAATGCACGCTGTGCCTCACGACGTGCTTCAGGCGTTTCACCCTTAAGTGACTGGTGAGCAGTACGTGCCAAGGTGTAAATCATGTTCTGGCCAAACTGTTTGAACAGCAAAATGACCTTGGCAATATTACCTTGCATGATTCGTGGGCGATTCCCTGATGAATAATCGAAGTGGCCCTTATAGGTAGAGTCCATTGCCTGCTCAAAAGCCTGATCGTGCATTGAGCCACTATCACGTGCTAACCGGTACGCTGCAATAAATGTCACTTCACGGTTAAAGCGTTCAGCGTTGTGGAATAACGCACTTGCCCAACGCATAACCGGACGTAGTTTCCACATCACCCCACTGTCTTCACCTTGCGCAATACCAGCCAGGTCATGTGCCATGGTCACATCGATCACACCACGACGCACAGCTTCTTCATAAGCCTTGAGCTCATCGCCTTTCAGAATCTTGGCAATATCATTTTCCCAGTTCTTAGGATTCCAACTATTGTTGAAAGATACACCTTTGCGGAAATCATCTGATGCTTTGGCCAATGCAGCCCCTGCCTTGTCATAACCCCACTTCGCACCCATCTGAGGATAGGCTACCAAGACTGTTTGCAAGGTGTTTACTGCTGCCGATGCCGGTGATAGACCTAGGTAATACAGGAAGCCTAAACTGGTTAAAGCTGTCGATAATGGGTGTGAATTCGCCTCCATCATATTCTTGTGACGCTTATTCATCTCATCGATGACTTGTTGCGCCACCGGCTGCTCATAATCATCATCAATTTTGGCCTGTTCTGTAGCATGCTTTTGCATTCCATCCAGCATTTCCTCAAGTTGATCTTTATAACGCAGCTTGGCCAAGTAACTGCCACCATGAAACATATTCTGGGCAAAGGCACGACGAGCATCCTGGCTAAAACCTGCGGTACCTTTACGGTGTACACTGTGTTTGGCATAGCTGAGGTCTGGCAATGATTTTAAATACAACTGCCCTAAAATATCTTCTAACTCTGCCTGACGCTGTGCATTCAACCCAAAACTGCCCAACTCATTGAACAGGTTGGTCATAAAGCCACGGCCTACTCCATCACGCGCAGCATCATATTCCTTATCCAGCATTGGCTTATGTACTTTGGCATTCGGATAATCACTCTGCAGGATCTCACGCAGTTTATGTGCCTCAGATAAGGTTTCAGCACGACTGACACTGATCACCTGGTCTTTTGCATCACGCACCAGTACTACATATTTACCAAAACGCTGTAACGGGAAGTACACGCCTTGCGTATAACCAAAGAAATTGGCATCCATCTGCTGCAGTAATTCGGTCTTTTTCTGGTTACTCATGCTTGAACGCAGAATACGATCCTGAATTGCCTGACGCACATCACGGTGATGTTTTTTATAGGCATCACGTGCTTCTCGATAAACCTTTTTCGCATCCCCGGACAGCGCATCAAACTGTTTTTTCAGCTTGGCATATTCTGCAACATTGTCACCCGGCTGATATGGCTTGGCTGGATCGATCTTGGCTAAGGTTGCATCGTGCATCACATTGGCCAACTCTTTTTCATCTTTCAAGTCAGCCCAGCGGCGTGCCAGATCATCTGATAGTGCAGCCACTTCGTTCTGATCAGCATCCATCATTGCCACCATATCGTTATACGGTTTCAGCTGCGGCAATAGCTTTTGGTACAACTCTGTCAGCTGACGACGGCCCAGTGCACCTAATACATACTGCAATGCATGTGTGGCTTTATACCCTGCTTCGGTTTTAAGTTTATTACGGCCCTGCTTATTCATATTGCTGACTAGATTCTGAATAATCTGCTGAGCATTGGCCTGCCGGCTAAATCGAATGTCAGTATCCTGGCTGCTAAATAGGCCTGTATTTCCAACTGCTGATTTGACCTGCTCCGGGTTAAATGCGACCAGGTAATCCATATCGTTGAACTGGTGCCGAATTCCACTGAATCCGTCCTGCATAGCATCAACAATCTGCTCACGTGTGGTCTTGGAATTGCTATTAAACATCTCTCGAATATTGGCAAACAATGGCATCACTGTACCTTCATTATCTTGAGAGCGACTGCCGGCATAGTTCTGTGCCTCTTCAAAACGATCGGTGAGATACACGCCACGACCCAATAAACCACCACCGAGTTTAAAGCGGGTAAATTGAGACGACGTGCCGTGATAAACCACCTGAGGTTCACCATTCTCATCGACCACTTTGGAGGCAGTCTCAGGGCTGTTTTCCCAGTCACCAAACCATTGTTTAAATTCTGGTGTCCGCACTTGCAACCATTGCTGTTCAGTCAAATTGGTAGGCTTACCATTCGGTGCTTTCATCCACTGATCTGTACCCTGAAGTTGAGCACGCACATTTTCTACAGAAGTCGGTTCGGCAATCTGCTGCTGGATCATGCGGTTGGCCAAAGCCACCATATCGTTTTCATTCAGGTTTAAATTGATACCCAAGCGATCAAAGGCCCATGCCTTCACAGCACTCACGACCTTATCAATAAAACGCTTGATTGCACTTTTTTGCAGGGCATTCATTTCCTGCTGAGTCGAAGTCAGGGTTAAAAGATAAGGTAGGTATTCCAGCTGCTGTGTTTTGGCATCAGTTTCCCGTTCGGCAAGACGTTTGGCTTCTAGTGCAAGCGGATGTTTACGCTGTACCATATCGTTGAATATACCCATAAGGTCGGCATATTTTTCTTCACTCATGACATTCTGGAAGCCGCCATGCCCACCCAGCTCATGCAGGAAGGTTGGGATGATGCTGGTTTCATTCAGGTTGCTTGCAACCAAAGTGACACGGCCATTCTGATAAAAGCCTTCTACACCTGGTTCATCTACAGTGCTGATAATATCGAGCAAGCCACGACGCTCTAGGCTAGAAATGGTCTTTTCACCGAAGCGTTTCACCAGAGCTTCACGGACTTGTTCTGGTGTCTGGCCAGACTGCACATTATCTTGAGCACGACTGTAAAGTCGCTGAACTGTTTCAGTTTTTTCAGTTTTATCTAGCTGTTTATCTTCTTCAGATATTCCTTCCAATGTTTTTCCGTGATCCCTTCCTGAATCTTTGAAAACACTTTTACGTCCATTGTTAGAATGCGTGCCATCTGATACATGAGTTTGAGAAGCTCGTGTTGAACTTTTTTGCGTTCCTGATGATTTGTTTGAGGTTGAGCTTGCAATTCCATCACTTGACTCAGCATTGGCTCCATCTGAATTTTTTGTTCTGGTGTCGCTTGTTGATAAACTTTCTGTGCGATCTCGACGCGACTGCTGACTTTGACCTCGTGGGGATAATCGATCATCTTGTTTCTCTTTGAACTGATTGGTAGAAATTTCGGTAAATATTGCGTCTAATTGCTTAAACCCATTCTCACCAAGCATTTTCTTAAAAACTTCACGTACGTTGGATTCTGCAGTGCTCACCGCAAGTAGTTCATGAGGGAAATCTTGCTCATAAGCATACCGTAATCTTTCGGCCATATTCGCATCAAGATTTTCGCCCTGATTCCAAATATATTCTCCTAGAATACTTCTAAACTCTTCAAGCTTATCTAAATTTTCACGAGATACTTGCTTTGTAGTAATCGATTGCTCGGTGACTGTATGTGTCAACTCGTGGTTGAGTAACTCTAGAACTGAACCTTCCCAAAAATCTGTTTGAGGGTAGATATACAAAATATTCTGATCAGGGATATAAAAACCTCCCGAACTTAATCTCGCTCGAGTCGCTTTATCCTGAATATTATCCAGATTAGAAACAATATGCACCTGCACATTAGGATTTAGCTTTGCAATTTTAGCCAGTAATTGTTTTCCATACAGCACATTGGTTTTTACACCTTCAGTTTTCATACTTGCCAAGTCACTTACCACATCACCCAGCTTATGTACTTGATCCATCAACTTGCTTGGAATGCTATGGGTTAAACCTGAATCAGACTGAATCTGAAGATTAGGACTTTGTGCTTTAGATGAACTATCCGGTTTTTCCGGAGAGTTGGATTTAATATCCTTAATTTGCTCTTGTGCCTGAGCTGGGCTGTCTTGCGCCGGAGTTTTGTCCCCTGTCGGCGCTTTCCCGACCCATTCACCCGTAGCAGGATGCTTCATTCCCAATATTTCAACCCGGCCATTTTCATGTTGTACTGCATGATAGTTTGGATTTTTGAGTGCATTTCTCTTTTTGGGAACGCTATGCAGGTCAATCGTAAAATCATCAGCCAATGTTTCTACATCAGACATCACGCTTTCCAGACTATCACCATAGTCACGCTGAATACTTTGTGGATCCAAGGTGGCTTCGGACTGAGGTACTGCACTTTCACCTGCAGGTTTCTTGGTATCCCCATCTTTTAACCATGACTTAAACTCATCCTTATTCATGGCTCGAACAGGTCCGACCTTCCACCCCTTATCAAAGTTCGATGAATAGGCCTGAATCGCTTCTTCCTGAGAGTTGAATCCCATCATCACTTTATGTTCATCAAAACCACCAGTTTTCTGGTCTATCTGATCCACAATAAAGACCTGTTCAGACTCAGGGTTACGCCCGATATATGTATCAATAGCCTCGTTGTCGGCACCAATACTGGATTTAATGTAACCGTAATGGTCACTCATTTCATGCGCCCATTCCTTTCCATCAGGATCGGTACCACGGCGTTCTGAACCACGCGGGTTTTCTACAGCGATATCCAAACCATGAACCTTAATGTGTCCCTTCTTGTAATTACCGGCTTCAATTTGCGCCTGTGTTGGTTCAGGTAGATCATTAAGCGGACTGGATGCGGCCTCATGTGCAGCATTTTCAATTTTGGTTTGCCGCTCAATATTCTTGTGTTGGGTTTCAATTTCGGTACGCTGTGTCTGAAGGCTTTCCAGCTGCTTACGCATCTGCATCTTTTTCGGAACACTTTTTTCTATCTGTAACTGCTGTTTTACAGTGGCAATATCACTATCTACCTGACTCAATTGCTGTGCAGCAATCTGTTGGGTATCAGTTAAACCTGGTGTGCTGTCTGCTGCTTTAATATCTGTTGATAGAAAGTTCGCTCTCGTGCTTCCTTGTCCTGTATTAGCTTGCGAAAGTTGCGATCCCTCCGATATTGTTCCTGTTCCATCTGCCACCTGAAGCGTTGTAGTGGTGTCATGCTGTTCAGAAACTGATTGGCCTCCATTGTTAAGCGGTGCATTTCCTGGCTGTGCTGTTCCATTCTGAGTGCTTTCATCAATGGTGAGTGGTGCATTTTGTTCTCCTTGTTGACGCTGTTTCACACGCTCAACCGCAGCTGCAAGCTCAGGACTATAGGTTGACTGCCTAGACTGTTCACGTACTTGTTCGGGTGTTATGGTCTGTGCTTGTTCTAACTGTGCTGACATACCTCCATCCACAGCTGTTGCTGCCGCTGCAGATAATGGCCCTAGATTTGGATCAAGGCCCATTTGTTGGGATGGTGTTAAATCGACTTTTTGGGGGTCAATAACAGGTTTTTGAGGATTATTATCAAAAGGACTGATGCCGTTATAGTCCACCACAGGATCTGGTGTTTCTAAACCAAAAGTATTATTAAACTGAATCTGACGTTCTAAATCAGTTGGGCCTTGCTCGGGTCGCTCAAAGTCAATGCCATTCTCTGCTTGTGTTTGTGACTGCTCTGCCAGTGATAATGGTGTTTCAATATTTGGTGCTTGGAAATTAATACCATTGTCATAGCGTGGATTCCCATCAGCAGCTTCTAAGCGGTTCATGTCAATGATTGGATTTGTTAGTGGTGCATTATCGGAAAATGGGTTTAATTTGCTTGGATCAAGCACTGGATCTGGCACATCTCCACTGAATAACTGTGATTGTGCATCACGCATCGCTTGGGCTTCTTGGGCTTGTTGTGCAGCTTGTTGCTCTACTTTAAGCTGCTCTTGAGCGTTATAGCGTTGATTATGACCTTGTACATTTAAACCCGAAGCAGCACCACCCATAGTCATGCCTGCCAATGCTCCCATGACAATGGCATCGTCCACGCCATCCATCAGGTCTTTGTTTAGAGCATAGTTCTGTAATACCTGCTCTTGTGACGACTGTGGTAGTTCTTCAAGTAAGCCCTCACTCAATGCACCAAGTACAACATGTTTCGGTACCTGTTTGAGTGGCACCTTGGCAATTTCACCAGCCACTTGCTGCGCATTGGCACCGGCAAGCATGCTATCAATATCACCGAAGCCAAACTTCTTCGCTACCGCACCACCAGCTAAACCAAATAGTGTACCGAGTGCACCTGTCGCCACTGATGCTGCTACCTGATTGCCAGTGAGTAGACCATCATCAGTTTGCTGACGGATATTTTCTGCTTGAGACCCGGCCATCATTGTACCTTCACCGATCGCACCACCGACCATAGGGCTGATTGCCCCTTTAGTTGCGGTACTCAGGCCACGGCCGACTAAACCACCTGCAACCATAGTTGGTAAGGATTCAGCCACGGTATTGGTGATTAATGTTGGATTTGTTAAGGCGACTTTGGTTTTATCAATGATTCCTTCAGCATCACTAAATTTTTGTGACTGGGCTTTAGCTTGATCCGTTTTTTTATCTGCCCAATATTCACGACCAGAACCAGGTGTATATAAACCTGAATCTTCAACAGTCTTTCCGACCGCACCACCAGTGAGGATATCACCTATACCAATTGCAACGTCTGGGAGCGATGCCGCACCTGCTGCAAGAGAGGCTCCAATATCACGTATATGACCACCAAAACCCTTTGATTTTTCCCCTTCTGGTTCTGGATTCCCATTCCAATTTTGCTCCCAGGGCTTTTTATTCTGGGTATTGGAAGGGGTTTCAGTTGGTTGATTCCAATTCTGTTCCCATGGCTTTTTTTGTTCAGGCATAACATACTCCTATGGCATGTCATGAATGATGCTACTTTGTATTTCCATTAGTCGAACCTTATACAGGTATTGCTAAATAACTAAAGTTTAACTATCGTAAATTCAAATAATTATGATTTTAGGATTGGGGTTATGTTTTGCAGTCAGTGCGGTCAAAATAATATAGAAAATGCAAAATTCTGTAGCAGTTGCGGGAATAAATTAGAAAAAACTGATGAAGATCAATTGAATTTTCAACAACCAACTCAAATTAATAATAATGTATTAACAGACTGTAAAAAAAAGCAACCTAGACTCTGGAACCCTAATGCCGCAATAAATTGGAGCTTATTGCTCACTCCCTTGTTTGGCTCATACTTACAAATGAAAAACTGGCAGGCAATAGGCAGTACTGCTGAGGCAAATAATGCAAAATACTGGTTGATTGCCACAATAATATTTATATTATTTTTAAGTTTAGGCACACCCTTTATTTGGGATGACCCTTACCAATTACAAACCTATCCAAAAAGTTTGGGTATTTTATATATTTTTGTATGGTATTTTTCTTTTGCTAAATTTCAATCTGATTTTGTCAAAAAACATCTGCATAATAACTACCAAAAAAAATCATGGGGTATTCCACTTATTGTTGCGAGTATTATTTTAATTTTTTCTTTCACTATATTAATGGCAATAAGTTCAGCAATTATAGATGCTAGGTATAAAAACTCGGCATTAAGTAATCAAGACAAGCCATGGGAAATGGACTGGGATCATACTAAAAATCAAGTTCAAACCGCACAAAGCGAAAATACAGAAAATCATCTAGAGGGAAGTGTTGAACAAGCTCACTATGATGCTATTTTAAAAGTGCATCCAGATGCTTATGAAATAGCAAAGCAAACTAAATTTTATGACTGGATCAATTCTCAACCTGTAGATTGGAAAAATTACTATAGCAATGTCATCGAATCGGGAACTACAGATCAGGTCATCGAACTGCTGAATGACTATAAAAACAATATAACTCATTAAAACAAAGCCGACTTAATGTCGGCTTTTTAGTCAGTACTGACTTACTTTTCTTGGTTTTTTTTCAAATCCTGAATTTCTTCAAAAATCATCCCCAATGCTTTCGAAATATCGACATATTGAGTTGGCGGTTTTTCATCTTCAAAACTTTTTTCAAGACGAGCGACAATTTCCGCATTCATTGAGCGGTTATTTTCTTTTGCAGTAGCAACAATTTTTTCTCGAAACTCAGAGTTCACACGAACCTTAAGGGTAACAATATTGTTTTGATCTTCACTCATTGAATAGCTATCAAAATAAAATGAATAATAACCCCATAATGGGTATTGACCAATAACCCCATTGTGGGTACTATCACCATGTACCCAATGTGGGGACAAAGGAGAAACAAGTGAAAGAGAAAAGTAAAATCTCAACCGATGTGCGATTTCGCTTAACAAATGAATTGCACGAGCCATTAAAAGATATGGCTAAAAAAGAGCAACGTTCAATGAATTATTTAATGAATAAAGCAGTTGAACTTTTACTTAAACAAGAGAGTGCGAAAGCATGAAATCAACAGACAACAAAAAAGCCCAGAACTTTGGTCGGTCGGGCTTGATTGTAGTCAACAACATGAGAAAGTTAACTATGAGTAATTTAACACAAAACTTTGCAAACCCAAACAATCAACCGTTGGTTATTGGTGAATTTACGATTCGTCAGGATGATGAAGGTCGTTATTGCTTAAATGATTTACATAAGGCAAGTGGTGGCTTGGATAAACATCGCCCAACATATTTTATTCGAAATGATCAAACTAAAGATCTGATTAGTGAGTTGCAAAATAGCAACTCACAAGTTTATACATCACAAAATATCCACTGTGAGAATTCTCACAGTGCTGTAAAAGTGGTCAATGGCGGTTCAAATCGAGGTACATACGTTGTTGAGGATTTAGTTTACTCATATGCAATGTGGATTTCAGCAAAATTCCATCTAATTGTCATTCGCGCTTATAAGATGTTGGTAACCCAATGGAAAATCAACGACCGCCAATCTATCTCACCAGAACAACAAGCTTTACTTCATGAAATTGTGGCTCGCCGCTCTAGTGGTGAGCGTAAAGTTTATTCCGAAATGTGGGCGCGTCATAACCGTCATTTTAAAATCCCACGCTATGCTGAACTGTTAGCAATACATTTTCCTGAATCTGTGCATTATCTGGAAACCATGGAGCTGAAATCCAAAGTTACAGCATCTGCTAAAACAACAATGCTTGAAGTAGATAACCGCTATCACCAAGACGTTCAGGGTCTTGCATGGCATATGCTTTGGATTCGGGAGTGGTGGAAAGAATTTGGTGAGCCTTTGCGTAAGCTAAATCCGAATATGGCTGGTGCGATTCATGACCACTTTGCTAATGGTGCGGCATTTGCCTATCATTTTATTGATAAGGATGAACTAAAGAAGCACAGAGAGTTCACGGAATATTTCCAATGGAATTTAAGCAGTTCAGAGCGTATGGCTCTTAAATTTAAACGTTAATTTTAGAAAGAAAAGCCACCTTACGGTGGCTTTTTACTGACTTAATTGGGTTAAATTGATTCCCATGAAGACTGTTGAGATGGATCTCCACCCTTATATCTATAACCTTCTCTAATTTCTCCCGGTTTGGGAATACTATTCGATGAAGGTGAAGTATTTAAATACTGCTGCGTCTGGGTATCAAAAATCTGCTGTGGACGATTAATCATGACATTGGCATTTTGATCCCACTCTTGACCACCGCCTACAGTCATATAACGATCACGGCCATTCTGAGCTTTAGCACCCGTTAAGCGATCAATCCGTGCCTGAATAGATTGACGCTGCTCATCTGTTTCGGCTTTATCATACATCTCCTGTAGTTTTTCAGCACGTTCAGCCTGACGGATACCGAAACCTTCTTTCTTCTCAGTCAGGTTCTGTTCACGCGCTTTTAAACCAAAATTCGCATTGAACTGCTCGCCATCTTGAGCCAGGCTGGCCCCATGCCGTAAGTTCTGACCATCCTCACGCATACCTGTTTGCAGAATACTGGCATTATTATTAGCAGTATTGTTCTGTACACTTGTCGCATTGTTCGCATCGGTTTTGTAAATATCTAATGCATCAGGATCATTGCTGGACAACCGAAGTAACATCTCAGCCTGCTTTGCAGTTGGACCTCTTTTTCTATCAATAGCCGAATTAATCTGACTCGTCAAAGAAGCTCGATTACTTTTTTCCTCATCTGACATCACTGGGCGTTCAGGATAACGCAAACCAACGCCCTGCGGATTCATTTGCTGCCCCATTGCTGCCTGAATCTGCTGTTCACTTGGCCCCATCTCCCTGGTATTAGTCATAAGGTTTTTTACACCTTTGGGATCTCTGGTAGGACGTATCCCACCTGTAAAACCACTACTTTGCAACTCTGGAATACCGGCAGCACGGGCTTGAGCTGCGGCACCCGGATTGGCATAACTAAAACTATTGCCTTTTTGCTGAATTGCATAAGGACTAGTATTGCGCGACGCTGGTTGTGCTGCCTGTCCTCCACCGTACATGACATCATTCATTTGGTCATTAAAGGATGGTGTTGTATTTGTTTTTTGCTGTGCAGCGTTATTTTTAGGCATACTACTTACAGCTGGCGTTCCCTGGGCAGTAGATTGATTTACAAGTGAGGTTGCCGCTTTACCTTGATTACCGGAACCTAAATTTTCACCAGACAAACCAAACATTTGCCGCATCCCTAGGCGTGCTTGATCAAAGCCTTGTCCTGAAAATTCAGCACTAGGTGCAACCATATTACCGCGGTTTGGATTATTTGCACCACCAAGATAAGCTGCGGTACTGCGAATGCCCTCTCCTGCTCCAGCCGCAAGCGCGCCTGCACCGCCGAGTAATCCTTTACCTAATCCAGTCGCCGTATTTACCAGCCCACCTACAGGATTCCATGCGCCATTGTCATGTTCTGGCGCAAGAAATGTTTTTGCGGTTTTACCTATTCCCCAACCACTTGATTGCGGTTGTTCTTTTGGCTGCACTTGTTGTGTACTGGCTTGAGTTGGAGCTACAGCAGGAGTATTCACTTTAGGTTGTGCTGTTGGGAATTGAATGTTCTTGTTGTCAGTCAGTGCAGGTGCAGTCGATGTTTGATTAAATCCACTACGTGGCTGCACTGCCCCGAAACCGCTTTGCGGCTGGCTCTGTGTTTTTAAATTTCGTTTCCATTCATCTTCAACAACACCACCATTTGCAAAGAATAATTGTGGTTTTTTTAAACCAAATCCACCTTCCACTTGCGGTTGATCCACAGGCGTATGAGTTAGATCTTTCATCTGATCCAGCGCCTGCACACCGATTGCATGTACCTGCTCTGGTGTCATTTCAAACTCACCATTACTGACATTTACATCGACTGGCTGATCTTGGCCCATTTGCGCAAGATTCTGTTCACCAATTTGAGCGGTTGAATCTGCCGGCATGATATAGGTTCCACTTGGCACGGTCTTCTGCACATCATCAGACGTACCTGTACCTGGTCCCTGAATTTTACCGCCTTCCTGATTGGGCTTTTTCTGCCCTTTTTTTAAACCGAAGCTCATAAAAAAGCCCTAAATCTTATTTGATTGGTAAAAGATTACCTATCCAATAAGACTTAAGGCGAACCCTAGAGGACTATAGGTTTAACTTGCATTCATTCAAGTATTTTTTTAGCATAGCAATGTATTCAATTTTAAAAATAAATCCATGATTCATATAGCTATCGATACAAGTGCAATTGAAAATAATAAGTCTGTTAATGATGCAAATTACAAAGCACTTCAACGACTCGTTGATGCCAATAAAATAACTATACACATTCCCTATATCGTTAAAAAGAAATTGAGTCTCAAGAGAAAGAATTTTATCTAACAAGATATAAGGCATTACAGAAAAGTTTAAAAGAATTCAATAGTGTTCAAAAACCAACCGAACTCTATGAAAAATTTAATGGTATGAAAAAGAAGTTAAGCAAATAGATAGTGAGATTTTATCAGATATTGAAAGGTTTTCTAATGCTTGGGTAAATGGCCTAAATAGCAATATATGGGAATTAAATAAGGCTCAGGCAATTTCTGCTTGGGATGCATATTTCAATGGAACAGCACCCCTAACATCGAAAAAGAATAGAGAGGATATACCAGATAGTTTTATCTGTAGTGCTATTAAAGAAATCAAAGAAACAGTTACTAATTTAACTGTTTTGGCAAAAGATTCAAAGGTATATAATACGTTTAAGGACATGTCTAATATTGAAATACACAAGACAATTGTTGATTTTATTAATTCAAAAAAAGTACAAGAAATACTTGAAGAACTAGACACTATTAGGGGTAAAGTTATTCTCCAAGGTAGGCTCACAAATTTAGTGGACTTTATTAAAGAATACGAAGCAACTACAAGTTTAATAGAATCTTTTCTTGAATCTCAAATCGGTGAAAAAATTTTATATGCCAATATTTATGATATCCCCCTGTCGAATGATATGGATGGTGAAGCCAGTATAAATTCTTATCATAATGGCGAAAATATCAGAATTGATTTAGATAATCCTATACATTATGGCAATAATCAAATTGGATATAACTTTGAACTTGAAGTGGAAGTATTGGTAGATTATTTCGTTAATAAATCTGATTATTATTCCGAATTTTATTCTGGTCAAAGCCTTGCTTCAAATATTTCCGTTGAAGATTGGAATGATCATGTTCTTCGTGCTGAAAGTGATATCAATATTAAAGTGACAGGAATTGTGTCGATTACAATAGATACAAGCAATGTAGACTTTTCTGAGATTGCTAAATGTGATCCAGATGATTTGGATGATCACTTACACGACCTGTATTCTGAATCTCTAATTAATATCGAATCTATTGGTGAAATAGAAGCAATATAAGACATTTAAAAAGTTAAAACCCAGAGCTATTTCTGTATATAAATAACTCTGGAGGGATTTAATAATTGTAATTATGGCTCTCGCTTTTGCTTTGGCTGTTAGAGAATGACGTACTCGCAGATCCACTACCACTGATACTGGCTGACACGTGTGCAGCACTCATGGCACCGGCTGCAAGTTGTGCCGTGTATTGCCCCATGGCCTTCGCAGATTCCAGTGCAATATTGGCTTCCTGGATCGCCTTCTGCATTTTGGCTTCATATTCCTTGAGCTGCATTTCAGCAAAAGCAATATTGGTCCGGGTGTTCATATCAGCATAGCGTGATTGCATTTCGGCCTGGCTCACTTCCATACCTGCCGTCGCTCTCCACGCTTCCACTTCCGCACCAAAGGCCGCTGTGTTCTGCTGAACATCAGAAAGATTGGCTTGCAGTTCTGCCTTATACGCTTCCAGATCGGCCTGGTACTTGCCAATCCATACCCGAGCAGCTTCCATTTTTAACTGGATCTGTTTGCCCTTCACATCAGCTTTGGCTTGCACTGCCTGGACGGTGGACGCATAAGCACGTGCCTGGGTATCAAACATGCTTGCTTTGGTCGATTCTCCCCGGATCTGTGCTTCATAGGCTTCGACTTTCACCTTCTCGGCATTGATCTGTTCGCTATAGGCTTGAACGTCGGCACGATAGGCATCAAAACGATTCTTGATTACATCGGCACGTACTGATGCACCTTGAACCATGGCCTTGTAGATTTCCACATTGGAAAGTACCGCATCCATTTTTGGCACGATAGACCTGGACATACTGTTCGTTGATCTGGCCCACCGCAACTTGCGCATCAATAGCAGCCTTGTATGCAGTGAGCTTGGCAATGGCACCATCCAGTTTAATGCGGTAAACGTCAGAGAGGACCTTGAAGGATTCATTTTGCGCATTAAACAAAGAGATCTGCGCATTGAATACGTTCATCTGGCTTTCTGCGTTATATCTGGCCACTTCAAATAAACGATTAGCAACATTGTTAAAGATATTAACTGTCAGCTGTTCCAGTGCCATGCCTTGCTGCACCAAGAACCGTAGCTGCTCAATCTCCATACGTGATGCTTCAACCAGAATATCCCGATTGATTTCACTGGCCCGAAGTTGGCCCTGCTCTCGAATGGTGGCCACCTGCTTCACCAACATGCCAGGTGGCATGGTGAAGTTACGTGCCGACCAGTCGTTCATGGCTTCTTGGACTGCGCGTGTGGTTTCTCGGCTTTCGCGTGAACGTGCCCGGTTAAATAGAGCTTCTTCAATATCTTTTGGTAAGCCGGTACCGCCCTTCTGGATTCCCTCTTTGATATATTCTGCTAGGACTTCCAGTGTTTCAGATTCATATTCCGGCTCAGACCAGTTGATAAAAACCTCGGGAACCGTAATGTCTGAAATGGAAGGTGGCTCACCATTAAAGTCCGGCAATTCAGGAAATTCAAATTCAGGAATATCGATGGTCTTGAGTTGATCCATTTCTGGTAAATCCAGATCAGGTGCATCCGGCATTTCAATTTCGGTATCGAAGTCAGGACGTGCCGGCATTTCAATATTTGCAATACCAGGCAAGCTAGGGAGTTCAATGGTTGGCATGACCGGTGCATCCGGCATATTCAGATCGTCCAGATCTAGCTCATTCAGCAGATTTTCAATGCTTTTAAATTCTGGCAGCTGCGGTTTATCCAGATCTTTTGCTTCAAAAACTGGCGCATTGGACAGATCAATATTTGGTACCGGTGTTTCAGGCACATCCATGCGTTGTGGTGGATCAATCTGAGTAACGGTCACTTCTTTGATGCCGCTTAGAGCTTCTGATAATTCCTTGCGGTAGCGCGTAGAAACATTATCTAGCTTGTCCATCTGGTCCATTACCGTAGTCATGGCTGCATCCATGATGCCGTCAGGTGCCACACTTGAAGTGGTGCTCATTAAATTCTCCTTGCTGTTTTGGTGAAATCAAGCGACAAGGCATTGATCTTGGCGGATCTTGCCGCAATCGAAATCCCAAAAGCAAAATGACGACCACGTAAACCGCGCCCAAACAGCACCCGGCCATTGGTTAAATGCTCTGCTTGCTCATCTGGTAGCACATAGGTATAGGTAGAAGGCTTGCCGCTTTGCGTTGTTGTGACCGAGATATTCAGCTGCTTGTCGGTACCGGACATTTCGTATTCCAGAAATGCGGCTGTTGGATGAACTAGAGTTTCACCAAAATCAAGTTTACCGGTTTGAATAAGTCCATGAATTGAGTGCTGGGGCTTGTCCATCAGGTAAACGCCATTGGCATTCCATCCATACAGCTTGTCATTAATCACGGCCAGTCCATCAAAAGCAAACGGCATGTAGCGGCTCATGGCCCAGGTATCGGTATTGGCAGTCCATGCCTGGCCATATTCTTTGCTGTCCTTGATCTGGTCATATAAAGAAAAATAATCGATGCTGTCTGTACGTGCCGTCAGCAAGGATTGGGTAGCATCACCCAGGCGAATAGAATCCACCGCATGACTGGCAAGCTGCACACTGGATAGATCTTCATCCCCCAGGACAAGCGAATCGATGCTATAGGCTTTGCTATACAGTTTCGACGTGGTGAAATCACCTAATAGAATGCTGTCGGTCAGCTGCTCTACATAAACGCTGTTGGCTGTATCACTCAGCTTGAATTGATCACTCACGTGAACAGTGACTAAACGCTGTCCGGTGATCGTATCGGCCAGGTTAAAGCTGTCGTTGCTGTTGTTTCGGGTAATGCTAAATACTGCATCATCCAAACTCAGCTGATCTTCTACCAGGTCGGAAAACTGCAGACGTGCCACATCAGTCAACCGGATCCAGTCATTGAGATAACTGGTCGACGTTTTTTGCCCGGACACGCTATCTGATAGCGTGAAATGATCATAGGTATTGAGGATAGTGCTATCACCAAAGCTATCAGACAAGGTGAATTGATCATGATGCTGAACGGTGATGGTAGATTGGGTTGAATCGATCAGGCGCAATACTTCATTGGCATTGGTTGCCTTGACAATGATCCAGGTGGAATCTGATAACCTGAGTGTATCTAAGGCATCATCACGATACTCACTCATTGATTACTCCAAAAAAATAGTGATGGGTTGAGTGATTCGCAAAGCGCGTATGTCCCCAAAATTTACGCCGACCTGCACTACCACCTTCATCGGATATATTCACATAACTGGAATCACCGAACATAACCCTACAGCAATCACGTTGGAAGTAGACCAGGCCACCGGCACCGTCATCCTGGGGAGAAAAATCAAAGTACCATCGTGCCGGGACATTACGGTGTATTGTTAGGGATCCGACGTGTGCTGCAGTCAATCCGACATAACCACTGGTTTTGTTGGCCACTTCATTCTTACTGGAATAAGGCTCCATGTGTGGTGATTCACCACCAATCAAAACGCCACCGGCATGATGACCACCAGAAGCCCTATCGGTATAAGGTGAACAGATCGCACTTACATCGATATAACCACTGCCTACGCCAAACCAATCGCCCTGGTCAGCAAAGTCACTTATATTGGTTGGGTTATATTGCTTGTTGTAGACATAGACATAATCCCCGGTTTTAGGTGTCGGCTTGCCTTTACCGGATCCACCGATATAGTGGAAGATTGGATCATAGGTCCATAAGTCATATCTGGTTGGATCACCGATGGCATGTTTTTCATGTTCCTCGGTAGTGACTTCGGATCCTGTTGTTTCCTGATAGGCATATAGGATGGCATCACGGTTAAAGTTCGGCACACAAACGGCACTACTTAGACTGTTACCACTGATTGTCTTGGTTGTGATTTCATGTTTGTAGTAACGCGCCCGGTACAGTGCGCCATGCGAAAAAAGTAAATTCGGTGTTTTAAAAGCCGGGTTTCCATAGCCCATGTCAATGCCCTTGATATGAGTATAGATTGAGCTGCTTTCCAGTTCACTACGGTCATCAAAATCAGAAGTATAAAGATTGCCGGCAATACCTGTTGGACTAGTGGTTTCGGTTTTCTCCCATTGCCCCACAATCATAATGTCCTCGAAGGTGGATTCTTCTGCTTTATTGAATTGCATCGGTTCATAAAAGTATTTAATGACCTTGAGCTGATCCTCGACATAACAGCCGAACACCACTACATCACAGGCAATGGTATTGGTTGGACGATCTTTGCGTTCCGGTGCCGGGCAACTAAATGATGCACAGCCTTCGCCAGTGAGGGCCGGAAATTTTAAGGCATTGATTGAGTAGAAATCATTGATTACTGGAATTTCAGCCAGGCCACTTCCAACCCGGGTCAGGGATCCACCATGCGCAGCAATCGGCTCTGCCGTGTAGTTATCCCAATAATCAAACTCTCGCTGACTGCCTGAATCGCTTGGGATATAGCTGCTTGCACGTTCCTGAATTTCTTCCGGCTTGGCATTCTTGATCTTGTAGATAATGGCCCGGTCATAGGCATCACTTGCATCAAGCAGCTTATACAGATCCGAGATATATTTAAAAACATTACTGGAATTGGTGCTACCTGGTTTTATCCATCCGTGATCCTGGACAGGTGACAGACTTAACCGCAGCTTATAGGAAAGAAATTCGACACGGCCACCGGTCATCTGGTAGCAGGTATTGAACCCTTCATCACCACGGCTATTCATGGACCAACTGGCCGCATCATAGACCGGCATGTGTTGGTAAAAATCCCCGGCATCACATACCTTGATAATTACACCGGCTCTGATCCAGGCTTGAAAGGCGCGTCCTTCCGGGAAGGTTTCCCCACTTGGCATCCCTCCAAAACGGTCCAGGATTTTCAGGATCTCATCATCCTGGACCTGGATCATGTATTCTCGAAATGCTTCTGTTGTGGTGGCAGGGATAACCGGTAAAGGCATGGCATATACGCCACCTGCACTAATCCGTACTAACCAGGGCTTGCCGCTGCGGTCAAAGGACACCACATCATTTTTTGACTGTTTGTAGTCATACTGGATATGGCCTTCTTCATGCGGATATCCGGTATAGCCTGGCAAGGCGCGTTTAGATAACTGTGCTTCAACCTTCTCAGCCACATCAGCCGGCAAAGTCAAAATGCTGTTTTCAATTGAATCATCCGGAAATTCCGGATTGTTGGGTTTACCATAACCGGTCACGATCTGGACCACTTCACCCATTGCACCGCTATACCAGGACGGCTTTAGACGTACATATTGCGTATGCTTGAAGTAATCCCCTTTAATCAAAGGCTCAAAATATTTAAATGCCGGTGGGTATTCCACTACAAAACGATTCAGGTTGATGCGCTCAGGTACCCGGATGCTGCCGTATTGGGATAAGCGACGACGTGTTTGTAGGCTCAAATGTAGTGGCAGGTAGTTTTCATCGATGCTAAACGTCAGCTTTTCAAATACACCACTAAACAGCATGGGAATTTTGCCATGCGCAATGCCATCGATAGGCCGCTTTTTATCGTCAGGATCTTTCTTTTTAATAATGGCTTTGAGTAAACCGCCCATGTGCTGCACGATGACATAACCGCCATCGGGCAGATCACGGACCAGGCGCAAACTTTCAACCTGGTAAACGGTGCGATTGTTGGAAAGTTGACGTAAGAGTGTACCGACAAAGCTGCTATCGCGTTCTGTCGGTTCATCCCCATCAATCAATAATCCATAAGGCTCAGGACTGTGCATAAGGCTTACGATGTAGCAGTGATACGATAGCCAATATCAAATACATCACCGTTCTGGAATACACGTGTAGCCGGGTATTTGGTTGCAGATAACAGCACACCTGTTGTGCCACCACGTTGGTTGTTGGTCAGCAGGGCCACACCAGTCACGTTCAGCTGTGAAGTGGTAGCAATGGTGACACGCGCCACGTTGCTGAAATTGTCAATAAACTTGTCTGCATCCGCATTGGTCGGGATGAACTCAGGACGTGTGGCATTGGTGTAACCCTCAGTCAATGACACGATCTCATTGGCTGTTGCGGCAAAATTGGCAGCGGTCCAGTTATCTGCCGGTGCCGCTGCTCCACTGAATAACGCCAGGTAAGATCCGGCAGGTTTTGCCTTGCTGCCAATGGCTACATTCAGCACGTGCACCAGGGCTTCTTTTGGGATTAAGTTTTTGGTGAAGGTCGCTTCGCCACCGTTCACCCGGTCCATGTATTCCCCACTCAGCATGAAACCATGCTTAGGGAAAAAAATGCCTTCTTCGGTTTCGTCAAAAAGCTCATTACGCGCATCTTTCAGCAACACCTGTTGTAGCTTGTGATCCATGAGGAATCCTTTTGTATATTAAATAAAATTTAATTTACAACCGACACCAAACGATCAGCAAACCCTACAAGCTGACAGGATTCAGCACTAATACCCTTGATTGACTTGTATTGCAGTTCAACCAATTGGCCATCTGTAGTACCGGCCACAAATCCATTTTCAGCCAACCATACCGCACACCAAGTTCCGCCTTGGGAAAGCTCCTTGATCATATCGCTATGCAGTAAGGTACTGCTGCCATACATCGGAGCACGTGAAGCCTTGCGCTCAATACTCATGGACCGTACATCCTGGCCACGCAAAAACGCTACATGATCTGCCAGGCCCACCCAAATACCACCGTCCACTGGTTCAATAAACCGGATCCGTTGCGGAAACTGGATAAAGTTATAACGCTCGTCAGTCAGGTGATAAGACATGGCTTCGGAAAAATACAGCACATTGGAACGTACAGCCCACAACCGGCCACGCCACTCACGCAGAAAGTTGCCGGTTTTCATCGGTGATAGATACTGAAACTGTGCCGCACGTCCAAGTTCAGGAAGATTTGCAATCAAGACGGACCTTGTTGCAATGTTTAATTCTATGGCTTGTTGCAATTCACCACCACCAGGCTCAGTCATATATACCCGGACATGACTGACATTGGGATCAAGACACATCGGGAATTGCAGATTGATTGAGCTATTCTTGGATAAACTCACCTGATCAATTTCAGACAGTGCTGATTCCAGACCATTCGCCACCCAGGAAATAGCCAGACTGTAATCACTTGCAGGTAAACTGCCATCACCGGCATCTGTTGCATTTGGCTTGGCCGGTGTATCGATAGTTAATCGCTTGGCCTGGCTTCCATCATAGACAAACAAACCTTCATCACAGGCCATGCAGATCATGTTATTAAGCACAATATGAAATACATCACCTGGGCCGCATTCAATCAATTGCTCAATCTGCCAGGTTTCAGTATCTACTTTGCACCAGTAGCTCCCCAAAGCAGCAAAACAGTCCTTGTGTAGCGGTGATTGCCATAAACAGCGCAATGCCTGATCTGTGGCCAGTTTCATTTCCTGGCGAAGTTCAGCTCGTCCGGCACTGGTAAAGTTGATATTTATTGCATCCCGGACAAACAGACTGGCTGAATCGCCAAACTGTTCCAATTCCTCATCTTCACGGACATTATCCATGCCACGAAAGCGAGGTAGTTTTTTTTGCGGCATTAAAATGCTCCTTTCCTAAACTGGTCTGAATTGCCGTCAGGACGAATATAGTGAACGGCGTACTTCACATTAGACGCATTTGAGCGCAAAGCATCAAAGCCTACAGGCTTGATCGTTTGTGCCGGTATCACAGCACCGCCCTGGCCACGTTCTACGCGCATACGCTCTTTAAATTGGGTCGGATCGTATCCAATCACTGTAGCTTCAAATCCTTGTACCTGAATATCACGCACCTTTAAGCCAATATAGGTGGTCCCAAATTTTTCCATTAAGGTGCCGACTGGTATCGTTGGACGACGTGGGCCGACATGCAAACTCTGTGGCATATACAAGGTACCACCACGCGAGGAACCCATAGCCAGTGTGTTATATCCGCTTGGCTTGATGGTACGGTGGAAAAACTCCACTACCGGACGGCCATACAGACTGGCACTCAATCCAGGGGGACGCAGCTGCACATTCTTTTCTTTGGCCAAGGTAATGCCTGGTCGACCAAATACTGTAAAGAGGTTGTTAGGTTGGCTTTTAATTTCCTGTGTACCATCACCTATGTTATGCCAACCAAATCGATATGCCTGGATGCCTTTCACCTCAAGATAGCGTCTTTTTAGCTCTACTCTTGGCGTACCGTAGTCATTTCTAGGCCAAATCCCTTGCACATTCAGATAGGGATTATGAATCCAGACACGTGCACGACCAAATACTTCACCAGGCTTACGGTAGCCACTGTCACTATTGACCGCATGTAAATTAGCTTGAGGGTGATTTCTTTTAGCCTGCTCGGTTGCTTCGAGTACCGCATAAATGGTGTGTGGTGACAGTCGTGGCCTACCCATCGCAATCAGGTTATTAATTCCCTCATTAATGCTAATGGTCCGTCTGGCTAACTGAACCATTGGTGTTCCCAATTCCTTATCGAGCTTGATGCCGTTTTCCATCAGAATGCCATTGGAATAAACATCTGCAGTACCGAACAGCTTTGCATCAAAACCTTGTGGACGAATGACGTTAGTTCTCAGGCTTGCACGTGGCACCTGATCAAATGGAATACCGATCCCATGGCCATCCTTGATCACACTGGTATCATCGTCGCTATCTTCACCGCGATTCTCGACGTTATTCAGGAAAATATATTGAGTGGATAGCGGTGGGCTTGCTGTGCCGCGAACACGTAAAGCACCGATGGCACCGGCCACAAAGCTGTTTACGTTCAGTTTGCGGTTACGATCTGCAATGATCGGCTTGCCAAACAGCTGCGCATTATCCCCAAACGTATCCACATTTCGCCATTGTGTACGAATCGCTGCCTGGCCAAATTCCTCTGCATTGCGACCCCGGGTTTTTACTTCGGGTGTGACATTGCGTAAGGACGGATCACCAAATAAATCTCTTAAATACCATCTCGGTGTAATCACCTTCCTGTGAATACTCAGTGATGGCACACCCACCTGGGCAAAGTCATTAGATAGGGTTTCCACATAGCGCGTATATAAATCCACCTTATGAATCGGGATATAGATTGGACCAATCGAATAGCGTGATTCAATCGATAGGCCGCGCTTTTTAAAGCTGATCATTGGCTGACCAAATGCCAGGCTTTCAAAATTACCGATCCGTGGGAAATAGCGACGTGTGTTGACAGCTGCAGCTGTACCCCATTTTTCAGTATCAAATCCTTTCGGCTTGATCACGAATGCCGCATTGTGTAAGTGCGTCCATCCCGAGATATATGGCGGCTCCATTCCTTCTAGGCGAATCGGACGCACACGATGAGAAATCCAGGCCGTACCCAAAGGACGTGCATCGATACCGCCTGGCTGCATCAAGGTCGCGTTATTACGCACCAGGGCACGACCAAATAAGGCCATGTTGCTACCGGTAATGCGTACTGTGCGATTGCGATTGATAATGCTCATCCATCCCTGCAACTTCGGTGGATTCAAATCGCTATCTACATCATAGGTCTGGATAATGTACTGACGAGAATTATAAACCGTGGTTTTACCCCAACGGTCTGCAGGTTGTTGGCCACCGGTGGCAAATCCTACTACAGACAAATACTCACGTGTTTTTTGCAGTCTGGCCGTACCAAATACAGAAGATGCAAAATTACTGGCCAGAATGCTCTGGCTTTCTGGAATGATCCGTGTACCAAACAAGGTCGCATCAAAGCCTTTCGCTTGGATATGCTGAGATCCACCAAGACGGTGGCCATATTGTTTCTGGTCCTCATAGATCGATGCAGGTGCAATAGACCGCACCCGGAACCATACCTGGTGTGCATTACCGTATCGGCTGTGATTGGAACCCTGTGCCAGTAGTTCACGCTGACCATGTGTGATGACTGGATCACCCAGGCGCATAGAGTTAAAGCCACCAACCGCAAGTTTACGCTTGGCCATCCCAATAGAAGGCTCACCCATAGCCATCATCATACGGCCAGAACTGACGATATAGCGCGTGTACAGCGTTAAGGTGGGCTGACCTAGATCAAGTGGCGCAATCGAACGTGGAGAGAGCTGTGGTGTTTTAGTGACTGTAGGACGACCAAAACTTAATAGGCTGAAACCAGGCGTATTAATTCGACGGATCCGTTCCGCGACCAGGGCATTACCAAAAGATGCACTATCGAATCCATCTGGTGCAAATGATGGCGTACCGTTATTGATAGATGCTGTACCAAACAGCGACGTATCAAAGCCTTTAAGCGGGTAATAACGTGCCGTGTTATCTACTTTGGTCCAGTCGGACAGTGGCGGTGCTTCAATGGATCCAGGCGCAACCTTAAAATTAAGATTGCGAATCTGAATATCACCAAAAATACCACCTGGAATTACACCGGTGATAGTAACCGTCTGCTTGGCATCAAAGATTTTCGCTGAACCAAACTCAGTCAGTTCACCAATACCTACGGTATAAAAGCGCGGACTGCGTGACACCCAAGCAGTACCATATTTTTCACTATTCCAACCTTTTGGGCTTGGGTTGCGCTGAACGTATGGACTACCCCATTGTGTCCCCAAAATACCACGGACGGTTAAAATCTGTGGTGATACGTTTGGCTTGGGTATAGTGGGTGCAGCAATACCGGTTAACTGAACCTTCTGGTCAGCTTTTGTATTGATAACCGCTAGATCACCAAATCGCAAAGCATGTAAGCCACCTGGTTGCACAAAGCGCACCCCACCTTGCATGTAGGCAGTACCAAAGACGTTACTCTCTATACCACGACCATTGAGTAGCACATATTTACGCAGGTTGTAGATCGTTGGGCGATCAAATATCGCAGCGTTAAAACCTACACCATAGACGTTTTTATGAAAGTTGATGATCGAAGGATTTGAAAATTTAGAGCTGTCAAAACTTTTAGGTGCAACGATTTGTTGTGCCAGTATAATACTGGCTTGACCGAAACGTAGTTGTGAAGAAACTCCAGAGGGTCTAAGTGTTACATTGCTCGACTTGGTTTTTAGCTGACCAAACTCAGGCGAATCAAATCCAATCGGTGTGACATATTGCACACTGATAGTTTGATCATCAAGATCAAAATGTACCGCCCAAGCGTCAGGAGGTGCATAACTGGTTTCAGGTAGATCGAAATCAACCTGATGTGGATTGAGCAAAGTTTCGGTCATGAATAAGCTCTTTATTTCACAATAAGTCGATCTTTGGTCCATGCCCCAGTTTCAGGGTCAAATACCGTAACAAAGCATTCCAAATTTACTGCAATATTTCTAAACTTATAGAAGCCTGATTTGTCTGTTTTGGACCTCCAAAGCAAGGTATTTGTTTCCTTTTTAAAACAAACAACTTCAAGGTTGGGTAGCCCAATACCACTCTTACGAACTCGCCCTTTAATTTGACCAAAGCCTTGATCTGCATTCAATGCAGTAATGATCGGACGCGGAAACTTCAACACCTTGTAGCCGAGCTGTTTCAACCTTGCATCATCAGCAACATAGTCCCCCCAAAAAACCCTGAAAATTTTAAGAGCCAATTTTAATTTCCTCTACAGGGATTGCATAAAATGCGTTATTTGTACCACCATTCGGTATGGTGTGCACGTAAACACTGCTATTCAGGTCAATATCGGTGGTTTTTAGTGGCAAACTATCTACAGCAACGTCTGGTGCGTTGGTTGAGGAATAACTACACAGATACATACCTCCGGCAACATACCCTAGTATCTGACCATTTTTTTGCAATATCAAAGGTATAGGCTTACACGTCGTTGTATTAAAATCATCTATGTCAGTGGGTAAAAATGAATCGTAAGCCACAGGGTTCTTGGCCACTGGCTGATCAGCCAATAGATTTGTTTCTTGGAAAATACATCGAAATTTTCCTAACATCATCCCGGATTGTGGACCAGTACCTTGATAGTTATAGCCGTTTGCTGTGGGATTACCATAAGTCGTGCCGCAAACCAACGGATAGTTGATAGTGTCGTAATTGAAAGCATGTGTAGGGAGGATGCCATTCATATATTGTGCGGCCCTTGTTCCTAAATTCCCAGGGATAGCCAAATGGTATTTACTGCCGATCAGTAAAGTTTTACCAAATTTAGTAAACCCTTGAGCCGCAGTATAGTTGTTGTATGTCGCCTCTGCTGTTAGTTGAAACTCCCAGGCAAAAGTGTCGTTAGGTACAGTTGCGGTCGCATACTGCGTCAAAGTATTTATATCTGTGATTGTACCTGCCGCAATATCAGCAGTATGACCAACACAAATACCGACTCTATTTCGGTAATTAGACACCGCTTGAAAAACTAAACGAACATATAGATCAGATTCATCTAAATTCTTCATTTTATAAAGATGAACATATGGTTGTTCATATAACAGATCCCAACCTAGTGGGGCAACTCTTGTGGTAAATCCACCTGTAATTGAAGTTGGTGCATCATCAAGCGTAAATGTCACTGTATTTGTCGCAACAGAATCAATCAAAAATTCACCGCCATTGATTGATGACAGTGCACCTGAGTCCACCTTCAAAACACGGTCTGCCACATAACCATGAACACCACCGTAGGTGAATGTGACTTGATTGCCAGAAACAGCAACACTATTAACTGTCTGCTCGTTATAGCCAAGTGACAGCATTTTTTTAAAGCGATCAGGAAATAGATTTTTTGAGCCTGAACAAAAATCTAAACCTGTATCCGAAAAATCAAATAATTTAGTTTGTGTTTGCTTCATCAATCAATTCCCCATAAATGGTTTCATTCTTCCAATAGCCTTTACCGTCATGCCATTTCTTGTATTCTTCAAAGAAAATAGATGCGTCCTTATTCAGTTCAGTAACACAAAAATCAACAATCCAGTCCATCACATTCTCATAAGACAGACCTGATCGCTCAATACAAAATGCCTGAAATTTAGGGATATGGATTAAAGCTTCCCATCGAACACCACTGGTATCCGATCCGAAAGCACTGTCATTAATTCCAATAACGCCTACGCCCTGGGTAGGTGGCTTTATGGTGGCTTGTCTGGCTGCTGCCATTTCCGCTTTGGTGCGCCGTTTGCGCTTTGGTTTATCGGGTGCTTGATCGGCCATTGAGGGAGAACTCCTAAACAATCTAAAAATGAACTGTGATTTACCGCCTGAAAATTCAAACGGTAAACGCAAGCCTTAAACCTTGAAGATTTTGTTTGTTCCGTTATCCCAGGTAACAATAATGTCACCACCATTCGGTGTGATCGGCAGACCGGTGGCCGTATCAATGAAGGCAATCAGCGGTGATGTTGCTTCTGTACCACTATCCACATAGATAATGATGGCTTCAATCGATGCACCTGATACCGCAGTGAAGGTAATATCTGCTGCATCCGCTGCACCACCAGTCGTGCTTTTTGCAGTCAAGGTCACTGGACCGGCAATACGTGCTGAGGTCGGAATATCGGACAAGTATTGGTGTACTGCGGTTTGTGCGGTATATGCTCCTGTATCCACCAGGATCACTTTGATTACGTCACTCATCCAGTTAATCTGCGCTTCAAGGAAACGCTGACGAGCAAAGTCGTATAGGGTATTCGCCATGGTAATTATCCAAATAATAAAAACATGGCTTTATGATGGGAAAGTAGGGCTAGATTCGACCAACCCTACACGGGCCTTAGGGGGTTATGGCCAGAAGGGTGTGACATGATGTTCAAAATCCTCTCGAACCTCACGACGTAAGTTGCTATCAGGCCGATCACCAAAGTAGTCAATAAACTTGGCTTCAGCAATTGCTGCCCGGTTTGGGTCCATAAACTCGGTATCTGGAATGCTGAATGCTTTATGCAATGCCCATTGCACCAAGTGTGCATGATGTGCCTGATTAATTTCAGGCTGATCCGTATCCTCTACCATATCAACAAGTGGTAAACGATAGCCTTCAATGATCAAGGTACCGTCTTGTTCAGGACGTGGTACCAGACGCAAACCTGTGTCAGATTGAATGGCATGCTCTGGATCACCGATTCTCGTACGCCAGTTGCTATGGTAGCGATGACTGAGTACTTCTTCAGAAGCCAGTTTGACTTCATACTCAAAATGGTCATGACCGAGGCTGAAGCGCAAATGCGTCAATTCATAGATACGCGGATCAAGCGGGTACTGTGCCTGCCCTGCTGTAATTTGAATACGGCAGATTGTGGCATCTTCCGCTTCATGCAAAAGACGGCCACGAATACAGGCCTCATGAACTGCGTCATTTAGCCATGCATCCACATCTTCATCACTGGTAAAGTATGGTTGTATCGAATCACCGGCTTCAACACGAAATCGACGACGCAGTTCTTTTAAGTCCATATTTAGATCGCTCCAAACTGACGTACTTTCTCAATCGCTTTGTCTTTCAGCTCATCGAGCTTGAATGAGTTCGGATTTACCTTTTCACCGTAGTTTGCTTCGATGTAATCCGTCACAGCCTTTTTGGTACCGAACTGCTTGATCGATTCAACCTCATTGAAAATTCGATCCTGTTCCTGCTTCAGCTTGTCCTGTTCAGCCTTTTGCTGTGCCAGAATTGCATCGGTATCATCCAGATCTTGTGCTACAGGTGCATCACCTGCTTCTACTTCTTTGAATTCAGGATGACTCAGGAACTGCTTGGCAAAGTTGCTTGGTACCGTACGCGGCTGACCACGATTAAATACCAGTTTGGTGCCGTACAAGTTATCTGTGAACTGGTCTTTCGGCCCGTCATAGACAATGGTCACGCCTGCTGTTTTAACTTGCGCTGCTGCCGCTGCACCAATTGATTGTGTCTTTTGAGCTGCCACCTGCAGCTGTAGTTTGACAAGTTCGCCATTCAATTCAGACACATCATCAGGATCTGGCAGGTCTTTAAGCAAAGTCACCACTGCTTTAAACAGATAGTCTTTGGTTTTCTGCTCTGCAGGTAACTGGTCATAAGGCAGGATGCAAGGATGGGTTTTCTTTTCCAGATCTTTTACTTCACCATAGGTCCAGCCATCTTGTTCTTTTTGGGCTAACCAAGATTCATGTGACTGTTCAGGTGTGGTATCTGGGTTTTCTAAATGCAGTTTTACACCATACTCAATACTTTTTTTCAGCTCATCTGATGTTTCTTCCCAAGGTAAATGAGACTGATCACCCAGTGATGCGGAATATGCCAGATTCATTCCATGTGCAATTGCTGCCAATAAAGCGATTTTCATAATGATTCCTCATGTGAAATATAAAAAAGGGATGGTGACTCGCTGAAAATCATCCATCCCATAAACTTCATGTTTTTATACTTTTACTTAACGCGGGCCAGTCAATTCACCAGACACCACAATCTTGATGTCCGATGCTTTGGCATTGGCCGCACCACCAGTGGTGAGCGTTAAAATCGCAGGCTTTGGCAAAGTCACTAACTTGGTACCGGTTGCACGTAAACGTGCTGCAGTCGCCAGTGCACCACCGTTAATAAAGTACGCTGCATCCTGCGGTACTTCGCTTGAGTCCACACCATCAGCATATTTAAAGCCCAGTGAACCAGTCACAGCTTCGGTCATCGCCGTATTGATAAGCACCTGTGCATCATCCAGTCGGAAGCCTACTGGCAATAAACCCAACTCGATTACATCACCTGAAGCCACTGCCACATCGGAATTGGAATCCAATACTGCACCTGCCGCATTGGTAGCCAATGAGAAAACAAAGGCTGTCACGTTGCCGTATGGCACTGCACCACCGAAGCGATTCGCAAATCCGCTTTTACGTTTAATTGTCGCCATGAGTTAAATACTCCTAAAATTTGACGGAGGGCCGATCACTCAGCCCTGTTTCAGCCTTAGCCTTGGATTTTCACTACGGTATCGACTGCAATCACACCATGATCGGTGTACTGCATGTTGCTACCATCACCATCCACATCGACATCAAAGCGGATTTTCTTCACGCCACGAATTGTTCCGATCAAAAGCTCGGCCTTATCGCCATGATCCAGATCACCCTTTTCAGACCAGAAGTACGGCACACCTGAGGTTTTATGCGCAGCAAATGCTTCTGCCAATGCCTGGCCACCCAAGATGATTGAACGATCCACTGCATGCGTTTTACCAAAGCTTGCAGGTACAAGCGCTGACGCTTCTGTCTCAGAGGTATGGCTCGTTGCATACTTGATTGCATTACCCGCAAAGAAGCGAATTGCGTGAGACATTTTGCGGATCAGGAAGCCATTCCAGATACCCACATCACCACGGAACAACGGATGCAACTTGGCATTCGATGCACGTGCTACTGCATCAGCCTGGAACTGACGGAAAGTAGGCTGTTTTGAAAACCAGTTGTACTGTGCTGGAGATACCAGCCATACGCGAAGTGGTGAATCTTCTGCACCGTCATCGCCTTCGACCTTGATACAAGGTGGCGGTAGGATCATGTCATCCAGCACCTGCTTCATTGAATCCACAGTGTCCAGTGTGAACAGGTCTGTAGTTGCCAGAGATGCTTCACCAGCATTGGTGGTAAATGATTTAACGCCTTGGCCATCGACCATGAAGTGACGGTTTTTGGTTGGTGCCAGGACCTTGTTCACCATAATTTTGGCAAACTTCGGATCTTCTTCGGTTGGAATTGGCCATTCCACGTTTTTAACGAAACCACGTGCACCACACAGATGAACTAAAAGAGACATATCGCTATAGCGGTCCATCAGATCCTGTGCAATTGGACGGCCCATGCGACGGAAATCGACTGGTGAGCGGATCTGCGTCATCACATTACCCAGATCTACAGGGAAACGTGCCTGGTCTACACGCAGACGATCTTCAACGATCGACATGCCGACACCGCGACCTTCAGCATATTCACTACCCATGATCGGATAAGCGTTTACTGGCTGGATCAGGTTGTAGGTAACTTCATCACCCAGGCCTTTACCCAAATCTTGAACCCGTACAATCGGCATGTGCTTAGAGGTTTGTTTTTTAATGGTCGCTTCTGCACTGCCTTCACCTTTTGGCATTGGGCCAACCAGGTTGTTCAGGGTGCTTTTACGACGTAAGCTTTTTGCAAAGAGTCCAACGGACTGTTGCATCATATTGGTTTTATCGCCGTATGCGGCATGGGTTTTATCAGTCATGGTATTCTCCACTAACAAATTTATGCACGACGGCTCATGTACGCTTCGACTTGATCAGGGGACCAGTTCTCCATTTCTGCGAGAAGCTCAGGCCCACTCAAATTCGACAAACGTTCATCAGCGGATAATGCTGCAGGTGAACCTGCAGGTAGATCCGTCACGCTGTGCGGTACTTTGGATGGAGCGTTCTGTACAGCTTGCTTGGCTTTTTCCACCATGGCCTGTGTTGGCGCTGGTGTATCAACCTTTGGACTGACATTGTTTTGGGACTTGTACAAACTTAAGAGTTCAACCACCTGCTCTGCATTGCCATTGTTCAATACGTCGTCATAAGCACCACGGATAAAACTTGGCTGTGCATCTTTCCATGACTGAAATTCTTGCGATTCTGCAATCGAGTCATAGTCAGGATGTTGTGCTTCGATATAAGCAAAGTGTTGCTGCTCCGCACTCAGCTGTTGTTGCTGCTTAAACGGTGCAAGGGCTGCATCCATCATGCTCTGCACTTGTGCAGATACACGCTGACTCACGAGTGCTTCAACTCCTTTGGCAATCGCTTCTTCTGAGAAATCACCAAACAAAGCCATCACATCGGCATTGTTTCCACTTGCCTCAATGACTGCCTCTGCTACAGCTGCATTCTGCTGTGCGACCTGAGTGTTACCAGGTGTCTGCTGTGCTGCTAACTGTGCAGTGAGTTGTTCCACTTGCTGTTTATACTGCTGTAATTGTTCACGGGTTTCTTGCAGTCGCTCAAAAGGAATGGTGTGTTTTTTATCCTTCGCTAAGACCACAGAATTTTCCGCGTTTTCTTCAACTGGTGGCGTTGGTTCAGCGGCCGGTGGTGGTTCCACTGGTTCTGACGGAGCCGGTTCAGGTGAAGCTGTCCCTGCATCTGCTTTTACTTCTTCTGGTGTAGTGGCTGGCACACTACCTGTTTCTGCAGCTGGTTCTGCAGTCTCGCCAAATAGCGCAGCTTCTAATAAGCTTGCGCCCAGATTCTGTTGATCAGCATCCGCGTTAATGTCTGTCGTTAAATGCTCTGTATTACTCATGCCTTTCCTGCCACTTATCGCTGTAGCCGCATATAGGTGAAGTGCTGACTTTTAAGAGTCGCTTGCTGTCGATTGCTCAACGTAGGCTTGAGTATTTGGGATGTGGTATGAAGTGGTCGAACCCTACACAGGGGCAATAGGTAGGCAATAAAAAAAGCCACTAATTAAGTGGCTTACATAGATTGAATGTAGTTATAGATCTAGTCGTCTGTTTGCATCAATTTCTGCATCAGTGGCGTGGCGTACCATTTCTATTACTGCATGCTTTGTATCATTATCCATCCAGAGTGCAACATTATTACCATCAGAAACAGTCATTACCTCATCGTGCATAAATTTATCAATGAATACGATTTTATCTCCTAACTCATAAATATTATTTTCACGGCGGTATTCGAGAAGTTCTTTGACTAAATCTTCGTGAACAATCCACCCAGAAGAAGGGTGATATATTCCAACCTCATCAACTGCTTCTTCGAAGTCTTTTATATTTTGAGTAATAATGTCTTTAGCCTTCCCATACCCACCCAACCGATCAATCAAACTCATTTTTGATTCTCCTTCTCAATGAAAGTTGGGTTATGTGGTGCAACCCTTTTTTCTTTACGCCATTTCGTAACATGACCAGGATTATGTTGTCGCCATTCCTTCATTTGCGTTCTATGAACGGCTTCACATAAAAAACACGTACAGTTCTTATTTCCTGTTTTTCTTTCAGCATGCTGCCGATAACGACATGGTTTTCCGGTAAAGTATTTTTTAAGACCATATTCTTTTGCTGTAGCACGTGAAATTAAATGCAGCATTATCATCATAGTCACCTAAAAAAAAGCCCACCCTTGGGGAAAGGTGGGCAAAAAGGGTAAGAACCCACAGCGCTATTTGGAGCATGTAACAGGACTCGAACCTGTATAAACGGAGTTGCAGTCCGCTGGCTAATCCACCTCACCCATACATGCATAAATTCCCTTTGATCGGCTCAGATAAGGGTGATCTGATTCAAGGTAACAACAAAAACCCGCCTAAACGGTTATTTCCACAATCAAGTATCTCCCAATACTTAATTCCAGAACTGTTGATTGCACGGTACTTTTATAAATGCGCCAGGATCGCGCTTCCCATCTCCACAACGTGGATTATCCATTCCTGCCGAAGCCTGTCTGGACTGTGCAAACGCCACCGTTCTAATGGCACTCCAAAATATCTGGCCCTGAGCGTAGGAGTCGAACCTACTGTGCATTGCAACTTGAGGGAAGAAGCAAAAGCACACACACCGCCTGTGGCCAAGGGTAAATGCCGTCTTTCCGAGCTGTCATAAGACCCCAACATCTCACCTTTAGGGACTTAGCATTGATTGGCAACGTGCGAATAGTTGCTTTATTCACTTACTTCCAACTCAAGTCTGTCAGTGAGTTATTGCCGACCTCATTAAGAGTGTGCGTTACCGTATCGCCTACGGATTCAATCAATGTGCTCGTCTTTCCGAACCGTCAATGGAGATTAAACAAACCTTGGCTTGTCTACCGAACGATGCTCACCACCACCCGATATATTTATAGTAAGTCGCCGGTTTACGACGGCGTGTATAAAAAAAATACAAACAGTTCAAAGTGGTAAATATTTTAATTGCTCGACAAAAAACTCAAAGGTTTCTTGCTGGATCGTCTCTGATTCATTGTCGAATAGCAGACTATAACGGTCATCGATACGACGGAATGAGAACGGAATACCATCGGCTGTCATGCAGTACAAGTCCAGTGCATCAGATGACTCATGTTCAATAGTGAACTCAGTATCATCAGTCCAGCTATTCAGGAAGTTATCGAAGCGTTCGCAAAGTGGCCCTTCCTCTGCATCCAACCAGTGCGGTTCATCTTCCTGCTTTGGCTGAGTTGTAATGGCCACAGCTATCGCCATGGTCAATGCAGACAGTTTGAATTGTGGTGTGCCAATTACACCAACGTTGTTATGACTCAACCCAGCACCCATTCATTTTTATAAGCCATTTCTTTAAGTGTGCGGATCGCAGCTGCAAAAGCCACTTCTTCAGTAATACCGTTCTGTGTGATTTCTGGCACAGGCTCTGGTGCAGCATGCAAGGAAATCGTGCACGTCCAATAATCCTGCTGATCACTGGTAACAGCCCAGACATATGCAAATGCCACAGGACCTACATACTTAAGAACCTGCTGTGTTGGAATACTTTCCCAAGGGAATTCAGGAGCTATAGAGAAGTTGATGTTGCTTGAACAATGCTTTGAACCTTCACAACTCTTCATCGGGTTACGGTACAGGTTATAACCTTCCAGTTCCCATAATTTATCCTGGGCCTTCTGAGCTGCCGCTTCTTGTGCATACTTAATACCAAGCGACACATCAAAGTTTTCTTTTGACACACAAGCGGTATGGCCAGTTGCTAAATAGAAATCACCATTTAGAAATGCATGAGCGAATGTAGAGGTCGTACCTTCTGGTTGCTCAAAGACGTATTGCACACGCTTCATCATTTCTTTGATCTGATCAAGTGTGACTCGTGGAGCTTCCAAACCTTTGTTTTGAATCTCTTGTTCCATCTGTTCATCTGTATGTGACATGAATGTCTCCTGGTGGATTATTTATGGCGATCTTTAGAATTGATGTCTTTGATATATGCATGCTCCATCAGGTACGACGCAGCCATGATGATCAGGGCGCAGATCGTCAAGGAAATGACGACCGCAGCAAGACCTAAGCGTTCCACTCGATAGAGAATTAATGAAAAGGCCAGCAAACTGAGAAGGATCAGAAGAATTATTTTTTTCATGTGCATCATCATCTCAAAGACTATGCAGATGATGATGCTGTTATGGTTTACGTCATGCTGTATAAAAATCAGGCTAACAACCTATTAATGGTCATTAAAAATATGCGGGAAATTACGTTCGCTATAAGTTTTCTTTTCTACAGATTCTTTGCCATAAAATGGATAGTCATCCTCATACATGTCGATAATTTTTTTTACTCCATTTTCCCAGGTGACAATCACATCACCACCATTCACTTCCAATTCTCCACGCAAGAGGTTTTGTGTTTGAATCACCATTAATGGATTATCTGATGAATCAAAAATGACAATAGCAATAATATTGGAATTTATAGGTTCGGATATACTCGGAAAAAGCACATCATCCGCATCAAATATCTTTTCCTTCGATACTGATTTATTTTCCAGAAGTACTCGTTCACTGAATGGATACTTCTTAATATCCCTTAAATTATCTTTAAGTTTTGGAACTCCAAACCCGCCCTTCTTTTTAAAAAGTAACCGAACATAAAGATCATCCTTCATAAGCACTGGATAAATACCCTCAGTTCTTAACCGTTCTTTTGCATACTGGGTCATGAATAAGTTGTTCATCACTTTTTCTCCCACCATACCAGCTGCATCAAATCACTTAACTTGTAATGCGTATGCTTGTTATGCACCCCAACAACAAACTTGTCTGTATAAAATCCCTGTGTATTCGTATGCTCTGAATGCTCATCTACATAATAGACCGCATCTTTCGGCGCTTCGTTAAGTAGCTGGATCACAAATACATTACCTTTGTGAGTGTGGAAACGTTTTGCTTGTTCAATATCCATAAAAATAGCCTCATCTGGTAATGAGGCTATTGTTTGGTACTGGGTTACGTCTTGGTGATTATTTATTAAGCTAAATAAATTACATATACTCATATTTTATAAGAGTCATGCAGGTTGCAAGTCACCACCTAAGTCAAATGGTTTTTTTTGTGCATTGTGATTAATTGCATTTTTTGCAACTTCCGTAGGTAAGCTTTTCGAACACATCGCCTCATGCGATTCGATAGTTGCTTTAACTTGATGGGGTTTGATATCAATCCCTTCATCCTGAAAGACACCAGAAATCTGATGCTCTTTACATCCACCTTGGTGCATTTCAAGAATTCTGTTTACATTACCCATATAATTAATGTGCTGGTTCCAAGTTCTTTGTGACATTTGATCACCTATAAAAGTAGATTTAAAAAACCTGTGGAACATTTTTTATATGTGTTCCACAGAAACTGCTGCAATCTACCAATAGCATGAATTATTAGTTTGTAAAGCTTAAAAATAACTCATTATTGTAAATTATCACTGGTTCGTGCCGTCTCAATTCCTTGTAGTCCAGTAGAAGGCTGTTGCGGTACCGGTGGATTCATCGGACTGGTATTCTGCTGTACCTGCATATCAGCAATACCTTCACTTCCGATCTGGGCACCTTCCCCTTCCAGGTATGGTGAACGAATATCACGTGCAGCTACTTCACCAGGGATAGGTAAGTTCGGATCATCACCCATTGGATTCGGACGCTGATACCCAGCACCCTGCATAATAATATCGGCAATCGGTGCAGCTTGTGGTACCTGAGCTACTTGTACCGCACCTTGGACTGCACTGTACTGCGACTGAACGCCTGTCTGTACAGCTTTAGCATCCACCAACTTGATATCACTCTCTGTCTTACGCTCTTTCAAACGCAATTCTTGTAACTTGATCTCATTGCCAGATTCTTTCAGTGCCTGAGCCACTGCATCCTTAATACGCTGTTCCACTTCCTCTGGTGTTGGCGCATCCACCGCTTCACGGATCGACTGAATGATGTCACGCTTAAACGGCGTATCTGTAAGCGCAATAAGGTACGGCAGAATCGTCTGCTGAATATTCGGTGGTAATGACTTGGTAACTTCGGACAAGGCTGCAAGCTGCTGGGCACGGAATCCGCTGGTACTTGGCACATCCTCAAGAATGACTTTAATCCGGGTACGCTGTACATCATTAGACAGATAGGTATAACCCATTGGATCTGTCTCAGGCTTATTGATATGTACACGACGCTCTGCAGTAATCGCATCACCTTCAATCACGACTACTTCTTCCTTGCTGCCCAAGTCTTCTACAATCATAGAAAGTAATAACTCACCGACCAGGGTTCGAGATTCCTTAAAGTGATCCATGATTTTACGCAATGCCTGATTCGACTGATCAATCTGCAGCTGCTCTTGCCGTCCACTGGTCGCAGTACCCTGACGGCCCTGAAAGCCTGAAGTAATACTACTGGTACGCTCAATCGAGATCCGGCTATCTTCCAGCAACTTAAATTGATGTTGATTCAATTCAAAGTCACGCTCAACTTCAAACTTTGCCCCAGTCTTGGCCATATGCTGCTGATTCAGTTCAATGTAGGCATCTGGACGTGCAATCTGCTGCATGATCTGGCCACGTGTCATCTGAGATGCACCACGTGTTGTGGTTACACGTACCGAACTTAAACCCCAACGCAGTTTAGCCTGTGTTGAATTAATCAGGTCTTGGCTGTACTTCATGTCTCGTACAAAGCCATATGGAATGCCGGTATTGTCCTCACGGAATCCTATGAACGGTACATAGGGGAAACTTTCATGCGGATATGGTGTAGGTCCATCGTATAGGCAATGTGGTCCCATCCAATATGAACGACGCATTTTAGCCACCGGCGCACGTTCAGGAATAGCATAACCATTTGCTGCAGCATAAATATGTGCTGGATTGCTTTCGTCAAACTCAACGATCCGGCCATCATCAAAACGGAGCATGGTCAGTTCTACCCACCGGCGATACCATACTTCTGAGACATTAATCTCTTTAGAAGTCTGATCGAACCAGAAACGTTCTGTCTTAGACCAGGCTTGAGCATCACCCCAGGCGTTACGTAGACCGGTAGAGTTGCCACCATCAATCATACTGTCATGTTGCCACCACAAAGCACCATGTCGGCCAATCGTTTCAATCAGTTCCTTATGCTGAGGAAATGCAATCTTAAGACGCTGCGGATGTACCCAGCGATTACGACGCAACCAGCGTGCATCACTCAGGTCATCTTCCTGGGCTTTCATGTCCCAATGGATTTCATTACGGTTTACGGCGACACAGCGATATGGATACTTCAGAGGATCTGCTTCACGTTTGACCTCAACCCAACCGATACCACAGCCGATCATCGGTCGGAATGCATCACTACATGCCTTATCTGCCTTGGATAATCGCTCAGCCTGATTCAATTTATAGTTCAGTGCATCTGCAACATCTTGTCCACCAGGCTCACCATTGGGTGTCACACGCCAGTCTGTCCGTGTTTCCAGCTCATGACCTTCAATGGCACGCAATGCAGGACCAATCATATTCTCAATGGCAGGAGGAATACCGATCAGCTTCATCCGGGTCAGTAATTCACTGTCCAGCTGGTTGCCGTCGGCATAGTCCATTTCTTTATCTGCAGTCGTACGCCAGTGTGGTTGCTGCTCTATCTCGTCATGGATCTCATTGAGCTCTTGGAGGTTCAATGCCATTTCATCTATAACTTCTGGCGTATCAGTCACTGAGTTTTCATCATTCTGCATGCTGCTACCTGTTCTACATTAGTCGCCAGTCGACTGGCTCATCGTTGTAGTTATCTTGGCGTTTTGGTTCATCTTCTGCGAACCCTACACGGCTTGTCATATCTGCCACATCTTCAATCAGACCTGCATCCTTGGCCTGTGCCCATTGACGCAAAGCATCGGCACCTTCAGAGCAGCCATTGGCCTTGTTAGGCTGATCAATAAAGCATTTATCTGCCTTGGAGAATTTCTTCTGATAGCCTTCGATACGCTCAATACCTAATTTGCAGCCGTCTTTATCGAACCAGGCATTCTTTAGATGCTTACGTGTGGACTGAATCCCATGAATCAGCTGGGTAATACGCGGCACGATGACAAAGTTATGTCCTGGTAATAGTTCTTCCAGCTGCTCCATTACAGACTTATTGAAGTCACCGAGTCGCTGGTGTGCAGCATCATGTGGTAGGAAATGGGTGTGGTAGAGATAACCATGAGAGGCAATCTCTGCTGCATAATGCCTCAGGTCTTGGCCATGCTTCTCGTAGTAGCGAATAAAACGGTCTTGGCCATTCATGATCTGCTCATACCAGATCGCACAACCATCATGATTCCCGATATCCCAATAGGTATAGACTGGCAGATCCAGTACTTCTACATCACAAATACCACCACGCTTGCGTAGTGCCAGCATATCCTTGGCATAGTAGTTACCATCTTTGGCCACCTGGAATGCTTCATCAGGGAATGATGGGAACTCTTGCCACATCTTGGATGAGTTACCGTTGAAATCCCCGTCACGCTGTTTCACATACCAGGCACGCTGATCTGGATCAAGACGCATCTTAACGCCCATCTTGTGGCGTACGATCTGCTCAATCTCATCAAAATAATCATGATCGGCATGTGTGATTGGCACAGTGCTTGAATCAATGCGGTACTTCGGTTCTTGCCACCAGGCATAAAAGTGGAAGCGGTAATCTTTATTGGTGAGTTTTTTACGCTGCAGGTAATTGCTTTGTGCGGTCTGAACCATGCCAAAGAATGAACCGTTACGACCTTCGGCAGTGGATTCAATGACCAGAATACCGGTAGATGGTACTGTTGGGATCGAACCTTCAATAACCTCGTCGTCTTTAGCAGGATCAGTTGCACAGATCTTACCGAACTCGGATACATGCAGACGGTGCAAGGTACCAGAACGAAATGAAGTCGCTACACGGATATTCGAGCCGTTATGTGCAAACTCAATCTCTGATTTATTACATGCCTTTAAAGGAAAACGTGCTTTGATCTCAGGTGGTAGATTGTCATAAGCAAACTTAATTTTGTCCTTAAAGATGTTATAAACAATCGGTAGATCCTGAGCGATAATGCCGCAGTTCTGGTTAGCATTGAACAAGGCATGATCTAGCCAGAGAATACAGATCAGCGTAGTAAAGCCAAGCTGACGTGCTTTTAAAATGATATTGCGGTACCACAGTCTTTCCAGGAATTTTATCTGGGCATCATTCGGTTTAAAAGGTAACTCATAGGTATCTGCTTCAATGACATTCCCGAACTCATCCTTGAAGTCATCACCCTTAATTTTGATCTTGTAAAGGCAGCCGGAAAATATCCGCCATTTCGGGTCAGCAAGACAGCGTTCCAGTTCTTCGGGGTTCGATGGCAATTCCGCTAAAGCGGTGTTATACATCATAATTCCACCCCTTTTGCACTAATGTAGTGCAACTTTAGAGCGCGTACGTGCATGAAATTGTTTTGAGCAGGGTCATTGGCCGTTTCGTTCACGTAGCGTCAACCTCACTGTCCAAATGCTCAAAATCAGAATCTTGTGCGACTGGCTGGAATGCTGAACTGTTGCCTTGTGAGATACGGTTAAGTAGTGCGGTCAAATCATCAGCTTTTTCTTCTTGTTTCTTATCCAGGCCATATGCTTGTACTTCCAGACCAACCAAAGTCTTGAGTGTGTCGCCCAGATCCTTCATCGACTTCACACGGTTCGGCAGCTGGATGATCTTCATGTACAGGTCATTCAGTTTGTCCTGGCCTTTGTCATCTTCCTTGCGCATGACATCGCCGAAGTCATCGAGCAGTGCAATGTTGTCCAGTCCGATCATGTGTTCAAGTTCATCGAACAGACCCATACATAAATTTCGGGCACGTTGGATATCTTTACGCTGATTGATCTGGATACTGGCAATCAGATTGGCATTGGCATCAATGGTCTCTTTTTCAGTGGCCTTATATTCAGGTGAGTTGCGTACCTCAGTGCGTACTACTTCAGTGCGTACTATTGCTTCTGCTTTGGCCTTAATTTTTCCGTTTAAGTCGCGGGTCCATTCTTGGGTCTTTGCACGCTTGCGAATAGCACCATCAGATACGCCAAAGGCTTGTGCTATCTGTCTTATAGACTGCACGCCTGCACGATATTCGATTTCAATACGTTCCCAATCAGGAGCTGTTTTCTTCTCTGACATCACACCACCTTTGCTTACAAGGTGATGATGGGAGTGCGCAGTGCGTACTGTCGAACCCTACAGTTTTACGCAGTGCGTACAGGCTTGATATGTTCCACGATTAGATTTACATCTAAAATAAAGCATGTAATATATTTTCACATACTTAATAAAATCGTTTAAAAAATGATAAAAGAATTTCCATATGATTCAGTCAGCCGGGCTATTAACTCTTTTGCAGTAAATGAAATTGAGGCTCGCAAACTTAAATTTGATCCAAAAGCTCCTGCATATATGCAATTAAGCAACCACCTAAGCAAATTAATTAAAAAAAAACCTAGAGCCGTTACCACATCAAAAAACTTTAATGTTCCTGATAAGAATTTAATTGGATATCAAAATTTAGTTAAAAAAATTGAGAGCGGCGAAGATATCAACATCTATCTCAGCACAAAGGTTAACGAACTAATGTTTTCTGATCGTTTTTTAGATGATTATGGCTGCGTACATTTTCATCTTGGTGAAAGATTAAAGGGCAAATACATTAAGCGTACTGGACCTGTTGCATTAGCCTTCGTGAGTGATGATGAAATATTTTTTATTGAAACCAAACCCCATGGTAAGGATTTCCCTTATACATGGTCGAATAAAAGCGTACTGGAAATACTTCATAGAGAGAGACCACATTTTATAAGTAAAAATAAGGTAACGACTTTGAAGGATATATCACCCAAGATATCTAATGAAGAAGATATAAATAATTTACGAAACAATGGATATGCTTTTGGTGTAACACTAGATGATGGATCCGTATACATGCCTGCAAAATTTGGCCCTGTAACTGTTGGATCATCTCAAAAGAAAAAGGAAAATGAAAAGGAACATTCATTATCTTCTCTAGCTTCCGAACATATGCTTCGCATGATGCAGTGTACGAGAGAGATTTATTTTTTTGTTAATCAATATATTCAAAAATATAAATTACAAATGAATTGTACAATCATGAATGTTGAGATTTATAACTTGCGCTCAGATAAACACGACCCCCTTCTCATTAATGAATTCGATATTAGAATTCATTACCGCAAAGAGGCTTTTTTCAAAATACATACGACCCATATTATTCGTTAGCAATTACAAATAAGTTTTTTATCAAAATTATACTTTACTCGTTGAATAGATCATCTTGTTTCCCAGCAACTATCTTTTCAATCTGATTAGAGTGCCGAGTGCTCCATTCCGTTATGGACCACTTTCATCAAACAAGCCTCCTTGAATTTTATCTTCATGGATCCGCTCAATACTGCGAGCCAATTTGCTTACCTGAGTAGCAATATTGTTGGTGACATAGTTCATGCTACGCCCCATCTCGATATTGCTGTACTGCATGGCATCACTCACCATTAAACAGCCAAAATCCCGTGCTTCTTTAGGTGTTAAGGTCAGCACAATATCATCACCGATCTCAATCTTTACCGTACCGTCATTAAGCACTGTTTTGGTAATCATGCGTGCAGGACGATGCTGCTGCACCGGCATATAAACACCACGTTCTACGCGGTTCACCTGATTTGTATCAACCAGATAACTTAAGCGATCGTCAATCTGTCCTCGGGTGAGATGTGGCAATGCAATCTGCAGAGTTTCACGTGTAATAATCTGCCCCTGGTTATGCAGATCCACACATGCTTCAAAAATCATGATAGTCGATGACTTCTTTTCATCATTCTGTTCTGCATCAGTGTGTTTCTTACGCTCGGCCATATCTACCTACCCCTTTAAATCAAATCCAGATCAAGTACAGTGAGCGTGGCCCAATGGACTGCACCTGTATCTATGAAATAGCAGTTATGACGTTTGACAAGCTGTGGTGAAACGCTATGGCCAAGTATCACTGCATGCACATTTTCAACCGCTGAATACTGAGTTCCTTCCCAATCCCCGAAACGATCACGTCCCCACATTACGTGATCTGCTACGTGGCGGCCTTCATTCATTGAATTTAAGTCGTTTTTGAAGGTATCCCAGTTGTTGTGTTCAATATGGCCATGCACAAACCCAAAACGCTTGCCCTTATAGTCAACTTCAATCGCTATAGGCAACTCGGCAAAGGTGTGTGCAATGTTGTACATAGCTTGGCCATCGAGCATATAAAACCATTCACCACCATTGGCGATATGGCAGCGCTTTGCAGATTCGTTATGTAGGCCTTGAACACATAGATCTTCATGGTTACCACGTACAGCGCTAAACCATGACTGAGAAAGTAATTCGATGCACTGCAGGTTTTGTGGTCCACGATCCACCAGGTCACCTACTGAAATCAGATGGTCCTTTTCAAAATCAAAGCCGATCTGCTGCAATTTATTCATGAGCAGGTTATAGCAGCCGTGTAGGTCCCCAACGGCATAGAGCTTTCCTTCAATCTGCTTTTCCAATTTTTTGAATAGTGCCATTTAGACCTCTGTAATCTCTATACCATGCACCGACATCATCAGGTGGCGCTTAATGCGATAAGTATCATTTTTACGTGTTGCTATGCTTTTAACGTCTTCCACAATCTGTTGGCCATTACGCATATAAACAAAGTCTGCAACGTAACGTAATTCTGGCTTAGCCCGCAATTCACTGCTGAACTTCACCTTAGGTGCAAGTACAAACGGAACCTGCATCTTTAAGTCCTGGATAATTCCATTACGTTCCATGGCTTTTAAAGTGGTGTACCGACGTTCCTCTTTTTTTGAATCAAACTTAAGCCCGTCCTTTTCGGTCTTAATGTTGTTGTATTTTGGAATTTTCTTTTTTGGATCAGGAATAGACTTAGCGCACAAGTGCCCCAAGCCTGCTTTCCTAAGTTCCCGATCAGTCAATACCGCTGGCATAGGCTATTTATTCAACAGCCAGATCCCAGGCACAAACCAGCCCGGTATTTTCAGCCATAAGCTCATCCAAAGTTTTAACCTCTGGTAAGCCAGTAACTGCTTTTTTCGTATTTGACTTGAAGGTCGCCATAACACGACGTTCAAAGTTGAAATACATCCCTGAAGCAGCTAATGCACGATGTAAAAGATTTTGCTTAAGATGCATGTTGTTCCCCGTAACTTTTCCCTTGTAATCTCTGTGAGTACTGCTCTTGTACCCATAAAGATCGCAGATTTCTTTCAGCTACTGCCGTACCCTGTTTTAGCCATGAAGTTACAGCCAGATATTCTTTGTAGGCCGCAAGACTCTTAAACTCGACATCAGCACTGATATAAATCTGCATACATTCGATGGCATGACCATCAGGTATATCCTTTCGGGCATCAATCGCATCGGCTAGCTCTTGCTTTAGACCTTTCCAGCCGACCTTCTTTAAACCCCTACCCATATCCACCTTGGCATCTGCCTTACCTTGCCAAAGTTCACAGTGATGCATCTCTGGAACTCTTTGCTCATAAGGCACAGTGACCATGTTGGTTTCTTCTTCATAGATATTCATCAGGTGAATATTGGTATGAATAAACCACTCACATGGCTTGATATGATCGAGCACCAGGACAATACCCATGTTCTGCCAATCGTATGCCCCTAACGCTATATGGAACGGTAACGTCTTGCTGTCTGAAAAAAGATCAAATAATTCTTTTTCATCTAATTTCTTGCGTTCGATGTACTCATGCACATGATGGCCAACATATTCCATTTCCATTGGGAACTTTTGAGCCATGTCACGACGCAATAATGCGTCGTGCTGGAACTGTCTGGTCGCTGCTGGTGATACCCGGTTTGGATTGAACTTTTTCTTACGAACTTTTATCTTGGCCATTTTTCTTTCTCGATTTCGCACAATCCACACAAGCACTATTTGAAACGTAACGCAGTTTTAAGCCACATTTTTTACATGGCTTACCTTCATAGGTATCCGCCTCATGTGTTCTATAAACCGTAGTAGACTGTCGTGCTCCACCCTTGCTTTGTCTGCCCTTGCTGACATATTCCATTTCCGCTGGTTTATAGCCGCTTTGTCCTGCTGGGATTTGGGTAATCTGGTTGCCCTGTTTCTTAAATTTTGCGACTTCTTTTTCCCAGTACTCGCGCTGTGTCTGTTTCAGCTCAGGATTTGTAAATTTGTGAACGACTAGCTCAACACGTGGCATAAATGTGTCTTGGCCTAAACTCATGCGGTAATCACCCTGTAATACTTGATTGAAATTTTGATAAAGTATTTGAAGCTTTTGAAAGACTAATTTCTCTTTCCATGCTTCGTACTTTTCGTTCTAAGGCTTGGTTATGCATTTCAAGCTTGGAATAATTCCTTTGCATATAAAGAACCTGCTCTGGATCCTTCAATCTGGCCAATGCCATAGTCAGAAGATTCATTTCGTTTTGGATATTTCTTTCTTCAAAGGCCAGTAATTCAAGATTCTCTTCAATTTTTCGATGGTCCGGCCAGCTCTCATTTTTTTTGCTATACGGATTGAGTCTCTTAATTCTTGGCACAGCCAGGACACCAGCAACTACCTTACAAATGCCCTTAGGACTGACATAGATCAGGCCCCATTTTTCTGGGACTTCTTCAGGCTTGATTAATCCGGTTGGACAGATGTAATAGCGATATTTACCCATACCCTGTGCCGGATTAAGGCGATGAGGTTTATTTTTATCTACCAGAAAGTCAGAGCGACTTGTCTTCGCTTCAAGTAAAAATGTACCCATACCATTTCGATTCAAACCATGCCGTACACCGAAAACATCCGGGTTTTCCCCATAACAAGCCGCCTCAACAATGGTGAAGTGACAGCCGTGGCCGTTAGCAGATTCAGGGCGTTTTAAAAACTTTGCTCCAATTTCACATAGATCACGGTGATTCATAACTCACCTCGCAGGGCTTTCTTGATCTCACCAATGCAATATCGAATTGCAAAAACTCGCTCGGATTTTCCAGACTTCTTGTTCTGCTCTAGTGCAAATTCAAGCTGCTTGATTAAGCTCGCAGAAGAAGTTCTTAAATTGTCATTTTCCTGCTTAGCCTGGTGAAGCTCCTGAGCCAAACGATCTACTTCTAAAATAGCCTGCTCTCTTGTGAGTTCCTGATCCGCAAAACACTTCCCATCAGCATGACAATAACCATCACTGCCACAATAACCAGAGCCGTGCTTGCAACGGATCACCGCATCCGCCCAAACATTGTGATTCTTGCTTAACAAGTCATGTTCACACGGTATTTTTATTGCTTTCATGACACATCCCCAAAATCAAAAGCTGACTGGTGAACAGCAGGCTGACGATCCAGCAAAGGTCTGGTCATATCAGACAACAAACGCTGTTCTTCTGCTTCAACCAGTGGCATAGCATTCATAATATTGCGGTACTCACGGTTACTTAGGCTCTGCTCATTGGATGGCAGGGTGATATACAGCACCTGGTCTTCAGTCATATCCACAAACTTTAAAATCATCTTGCGACGTGACAGGTTTTTAGTGCCGGCATTGAACCAGTTCTTGATTCGGCTTAATTTGATCAGACCGCAAAACTCATTTGGATCTTCACAATGGTGGTGAACAGGACGTGGTTTAAAGTTTGGTCCTGGTAATTCAGTGATCTTCCCCTTGTACCCCTTTAGCATTTCATCCAGTGCACGACGTTGCGCCTGCTTCTCTGAATAATTCCCCACGTAACGTGCCGCTTTTTGTGCTTCTATGTGCTGTAAAGTCATCTCAATTCCCCTCGAAGATGCTTAATTAATTTTGATAGAGATCCTGAACCTGTCTGTGTTATGCAGCGATATCAGGTAAATCCCCATTAAATCCAACCTGTTTTAAATAACCTTCCCACTTCTTGGCCTGGGCCGGATCTTTGAGTTTCACGGCGATACGGGCAGCAAGTTTTTCGTAGGATTCCCCTGGTTCACTGAACTTGCTGGCAAATTCAGGATGCTGAGAAAGCTTTTGTGAAAAAGTAAAAATTTGTTTTTCAGAAAGCTGATCAGTCTTATGAGATGCACCTGCAGGTTTTACAGAAGTTTCTTTTGAATATTTATTTCGGTATGCGTTGATCACCCAGTCAGCGAAGTGATAAATCATCAGCTCATCGCTCATTAGTTTTTCAGCGTTGTAAACTTCAAAGGCACGTTTTTCACGTTCAATCCATTTCGAATCCACGATGATTTCAAAATCGATACTGTCATCGGTCAAAAATATTTCTTCACGAAGTTTGTTAAAACAAAACCATGATTTTTTATTTTTAGATTCTATTGATAGATTCTTTGAAAGATTCCGTGTCCCAACGTTGGGACTCTTTCCACGGAACGTTGGGACTCTTTCGACGGAACGTTGGAACTGTTCCGTTGTTGGGACTGTTCCAATATTGGGACCCTTTAAATCCTCGTTTTCAGCGTCAAAGGATTCCATTGTTGGGACTGTTTCACGGCCATTTACACCGATCAAACGATAGACTTTGACCTGCTTTGTTCTGCCCTTTCTTTCCCCCGTATCTTCGATCAATCCATCCTGAATCAGCTCATCAATAATCTTGAGTACAGTCTTGCGATCCATCTCGGTGTCTTCCACCAGACGTGCAATACTCGGATAAGCACAGTGATCTTCACCTGCTCGGTCAGCCAGTGACAGAAGGACTAAACGCTTAAGAGGTTTAGTACTTCCGCCAGGCTTTTGTTTCTGGCGCACTTTCCATGCCCAGGTTGTTGCATCTAAGCTCATACTTCACCATCCTCACCAAATAACTCATCCACCAGGTCATTAATAGCCTCAATGATGGTGGTCCCCGTTTTCACGTAGGTATCATCTGGTGCCAGCCCTAATTCAAACTCGCGTTGTTCAATCCGAGCCTTGAGATTAGGAACGTCTAAATATTCTGAGGTCATGCCGCTACCTTTCTATTTTTGTTGACTAACCCAGTAATTCGGGTCAGACCAAATGCAGTAACGCGCATATGTAAGAAAACGCGTTCTTTCCCATCATTGCGATTCACGATCACTGGTGACGTACGGTTGGTGAATACCTTGTTCAAAACGTATTGAGCATGCGGCTGTAACTTGCGATCCGCATCTCGATAGATCCATTTTTTTGTCTATCAGAAGTTTGATTAGATCGGATTCACGGATGCCGATAGTTTTTGCACAGTCCCGTAAACAGTAGGTATTGGCAGTATCCGCAATCGTGTCGAGTGCTTCAGCCTTAGGTGCTAACTCGGCAATTTGCTGTTGTGCCAGTTGCTTGGCTTCAAATTGTTCGGCCCAGGCACGTGCTGCAGCAGCGGGATCAGTGAAGTCGGGAAGTAATGTATTAGGTTTTTTCAGCTCTTCTTCCATAGCTGTCATGCGGTCAAAGACTTGAGCCTGTAACTCATAACTGTATGACATGGCCAAAAGGCAAGATTCGCGTTTTGGAAAGTGGTAAATTTGACGCTGAACAGTTCCACCAGTGCCGTTGGTGTAATTAGCAGTTCCCAAAAAATTGGGAGCTACTTTTTCACCTAAAACTTGTGGAACTTTTGCCATAAAATGATCATGGCGTAATTCTTTATAAGGCTTTTCAGCAGTTGCAACTTCTTTACGGTGATTGTTAATAAATTCAACAAGTTCCACTGATGACATGGTAACCGGCTGTGTGCTATTATTAGGCTGAATTTGTATGATTGAATTCATTGTTTGAATCTCCTGAGATTGAAACACTTAGAAAGCCTGATCTGATACATCAGGCTTTTTCTTTGCCTATTGGGTCATTCCGATCTGATAAATCTGAGCGGTGCTCATAGTTCTTATCGTTCCCTGTTAAACCAAATATCCTTTGTTTAATCTTGGTCTCAGCTCTTAACTGATCGAGATGAGGCATGATTAAAGTTTCAAAAATATATTCACTAGCACCCTGCCCAGCGCGTTGCACTTCAGCTAAACCAGCTAACTGGTCTTTAATGGCTTGTGGCATATGCATAGTGATGGATGCATCTTTTTTAGGTCGTCGTTGTCTAGTCATTGTTTTCACTGGCAAGGGAAATTGCATCAAGCATTTCATGTGTAAATTTAATTGTTTTCGGAACAGTGTACTTACCGCCCGAATATTCCTTTTCAATTGCTTTCTTCAAATCATCTACTCCCATTTTCAAGAACCTACCTATGCGCTTAGCTTTCCAAGTTTGGCTTTTAGCTTCCCTTTGGTTGAGATCTCAAAAACCGCCTGGGTACTTAATGGAATGCCTTTTCGCCAATAATTAATTACAGATCGATCCCGACCAAGAATCCGAGCAAGATCAGCGTCACTTTTAGCTTTATAGAAAGCTCGTAAGTCGTCTACGGTCATGTTTATTTACCTAAACCACTATGTTTAGTTTATTGAACGATAAGTTTAGGAATATGTCAATTTTTTTGTTTAGTATTTTAAACAAATACAAGGTTTCACTATTATGCAAACTACATCAGACAGAATTAGCCAGCGCATGAAGGAACTAGGTCTGCAACATAAGGATTTGGTTGCTGCCACTGGAGCAAGCAAAGGGACTGTGACCAATTGGATTAATGGAGTGAATAACCCTACTGGAAAGAGATTGATTCAATTAGCTCAAACACTAAAAACTACCTCTAGCTGGCTTTTAACTGGAAATTCAACGCCTGAATTTACACAAGTCGAACCGTGGGATAGCACTACTCCGCTTGATGATGATGAGATTGAGATACCTTTCTTTAAAGATTTTTCTTTTGCTTGTGGTGGTGGTTCTATTGGCGAGGCTATAGCTAATGAGACACGCAAATTACGAATGTCCAAAGCAACATTGCGAAACCTATCTATTGCAAAAGAGAATGCTGTGGCAGCGACAGCTATCGGGGACTCAATGAGTCCAACTATTAAGGATGGCGATACAATTCATGTTGATCTAGGAAGAAAAAATATTAAAGACGGGAAAATTTTCGCTATTTGTCTTGGTGGATTGTTCTACTGCAAACGACTATACAACCTGCCTTTGGGTGGTGTGCGAATTGTTTCCGATAATTCTATAGAGTTCCCGGAAATGCATTTAAGTGCTCAAGAAATAGTTGATCAGCAGTTGGAGATTATTGGCTGGGTTTGGCAAATATCTAGTCTAGAAAGTTGGTAATAAAAACCGCTATATGCAGCTAGGGTAAGGTCACTGTATTGTGCTGAGATTTTTAAAAGGTAAGTTGCAAGTGACTAGAGTGAGCTACTAATACGCACTATATTTTTTAATATTTAAATTTAATTATTTTAAGGGGGAAATCCATGAAAATTAAGAATGTGGTATTTCATCATATTTTAAAGGAACAAAAAAGTAAGGGACCAGCTAGTGTAAAGCCGGAATATGCAAAGGAGCTATTACAACCTGATGATCCAATTGTTATAGACTTATGCCAGGATATATTAAAATCATATCGTGACCATAATCCTATGCATGGAAATATAAAGCATGGTTCAGATTTTCAGAATGTTTTACAGGGGTTCTTTAGTGAAAAACCGATTGAATTTATGGAGTTTACTGAGAATGTTTGCGGTCTGATTGAGAAAGAGCTTTCTAAAAGTTTCTTGGCAAATGGCGGTTTTGTTTTGCTTTTAAATTATGAGGACTCTCAAAAAGATTGGTTATTAATTGTCATGTTAAAAAATGATGAAGGTTATGGCTTAACGAAACTTTTAACTCTTGAAAAAAGACAATATCTAAATATTGAAAAGTTAAATGAATCAGCACGTATTGATGTAGAAAAATGGAAATCCAACTTAGTAAAAAGCGAAGAAAGTAATAAAAATTGCCTTTCTTTTATGAAAGGGAAAAAAACGCAGGATGAAGATGTTACTGAGTATTTTAGATTTGCACTTTCATGTGATGGATACATAACAAGTAAACAGAATACAAAAAATCTTGTGGATACTGTATTTAATTATATGGAATCAAAGAATCTAGAACCATCGCAAAAGGAAGCCATACGAGATTCTCTTTTTTTATATTTTGAAAAACAACATAAGCTCGGTGAGGAGGTTGATTTAGATACTATTGCCAACACTGTTAACGCTGTTGCCCCCACTGAGTTTACAGATTACTTAAAAGAAAAACAGATAGACATTGACTATACATTTAAACCAAACCCAACGAGTTATAAAAATTCAAAAGAATCGGTTACACTAATGGTAATGTAAAGATTAGCTTCACATATAATGATCTTAATGAAACAGTATTTCTAAATAAAGAGGGCTACTTGATTCTTAAATCAGTACCTCAGCATATTATTGAAGAAATTCATAGAGCTACACCACAGGCAATTGGAAAACCAGAATAGAAAATCACTCATGACCAATGAAATCACTTTTGAACTTGTACAAAAGTATGTTGAGTTAACTTCTTTCATTCAAGATGTAAATTCAACTGGAAGAAGAAGTATCGAAGGCACTATCCAGCCTTGTGATTTTGCACGCGTACAAGAAATACTTGATGAGTTGGTAAATAAACTTGGCTTATTAGATCCTTTTATTCCAGATTTTGATTGTGATGATGGTCAGATTATTATTGATTTTCCATCTTTCTATTATGAATCTTTAGAAATATTACTTAGAGAACAGCCATTATTTAGATCATCTCTTCCTGATCAAATCATATATTTCAAAAATGAAGATTTTATTTATATTCCGAAATCATCTAATAATAAAAAAAATGAAAATATAAAAAAATATATTGATTGTGTGGAATTATATAATCTATTAAAAATTAGCTCTGATCATATCTCTAAATCTATTCTAGATGAGGAGAGTTTATTTTTTCTGGGAAAAAGAAGGCTTGAGGTAGTTAATAATTTATCTACAACTTGTGATATAAAAATCGCAAAACTAGATGCTTTCAGGTTGAATTTCTATGAAATTGAAATTCACAAAGATCCTATTAAGCAGATTATTTCTGATAGTCTAATTAATTACTTTAATCATGATAAAAAAATATCAATTAATAATATTACAGCTAATTTTGATAATATTTTTGAGGTAATTAACAATAATTATAATATGTATCTATCTGAATTTACTTTTGAAAAAATAAAGAAAGAGGTGGAGAAATTCAGAACCGAATCTATAACTAGATTAAATAAAGCTTTTACTGATATTCAAATGCAAATTATTACTATACCTGCATCCTTAATAGTGGTTGCTAGTAGTTTAAAAACAGGAAAAGATTTCTCTTTTTTGGCAAACTCAATCATTTTGATGGGCGCTATATTTTTTGCTATTGCCGTATTGTTTATGTGTGAAAATCAAAAGGATACATTAGACAATATTAAATATGAAATTAATGCACAGGAAGAGACTTTTTCTAATGATCCACTTTTTTCAGACAAAAAAGAAATAACGGGAAACTTTATTATTTTAAATAAAAGATATAAAAAACAAATTCGAAATATTCTTATAGTAAAACTAAGCATTATTTTTTCAATTTTAATTATGTTTAGTATATATTTTTACTATAATTTTTTAAATTCCTGCCTAACAGTAAATATATTATTTTTAGAAAATTTTACTTGTATTTAATATAAAAAACTGAAAATTATTTATACACTCTGCGTAAGTCAGAATTTTATGAATTATATTAGACCTCTTGCGAAAGTATCGTTTTACCTAATTTTTGAATTGGCTAAAACCTTATAAAATGTAGCTTTGGGCTGTTTAAATTTTGACTAACGCAAGAAGTCTATTATTGTTCTATCAATAAAATGAGAATTTTTAAGATTTCTTAAGGCTATGATTAGCAACCCCCAACCCACCCTGTGTGGGTTTTCTTTTGTCTATTAAAACATAACTCAAATCTAAGTTTTAAAAAAGTTTATTTTACTAAACAAAGTGATTGACTCTATCTGTTCAGTTTACTAAACTAAATCTCGTAAACACAAAAAAAGCCCCGGCGGTCTGGACAACTACGGGGCTTGCAACTTGCGAGATCAATTATGAACAAAAACCCTATTCAAAGCAACTTGCCAGAGTTCGGCCAGTCAAGCATGACTTCTGAGCGTTTGTACCAGCACCCTGTACCAACCGTTAAACCACATTGGTTTAGCAACTTCTCTGCTCTTTTGCTTCTTGTTGTTTTATTTGGTGGCCTTGCATTGATGTTTGTGCATCAAGCAGACAAAGAAGCCGCGTATCAAGCTGAGGCAATCGCCAAAGCTGTAGGAGAAGCGAAATGAAATTTGCAGAACACATCGACAGCTTCCAACAGGAAGATCCGAATTTTCTAACCTACTACTGTGAACGCTACCGTGTAGGTACAGATCGCCCAGTGACTTATGTCCTTAAGCGTAAAAGCAGTGTTCAGGCACACAAGGAAGGCAATATTGCCGGTTTTGAAGTGCATAAACAAAAAGCTGACGGCAGTCTGGATCTGGTTGAACTGGTAAATCAAAAGGACTGGCTTGTAAAAGCTTTGAATCAAGCACGCCAGCCTATTGTGAACGCTCAACAACGCAATAAACGTACAGCCCGAGTAAAAGCCAATCAGATTCTGATTGACTCCGGTTTTTATGGTTCTGATGCGCATCGTGCATGGTCACGTCGCAATCGTACCCACTAAGTATTTTGATTTTTTGAGGGAAAAATCATGACAAGCGTATTTTTTAAACCCGCCCAACGTAAAAATGCAAAGCTGCGTTTAGCTGTTTCTGGCCCTACTGGTGCAGGAAAAACTTATGGTGCCTTGATGTTGGCCAAAGGTATTGGTGGTCGTATTGCTGTTGCAGATACTGAAAATAGCAGTGCTGAGTTGTATGAAGACCTTGTTCCATTTGAGCATGCGAACCTACAGCCACCCTACACTCCTGAAAAGTTCATTGATGCAATTAAGGCAGCTGAAGCAGCAGGCTTTGATACTTTAATCCTAGACAGCATTACCCATGAATGGTCTGGTGTCGGTGGCTGTTTGGAAATTGTAGATAAGCTGGGTAGCACAACATTCCGCGGTAACAGCTGGGGTGCCTGGAGCGAAGTAACTCCACGTCACCGTAAATTTATCGATGCGATGTTGCAGTCCAGCATCAATATCATTGTGACCCTACGCTCAAAAATGGAAACAGTTCAAACCAACAATGGTGGCAAAAAGAAAGTTGAAAAAGTAGGTATGAAGGCTGAACAGCGTGAAGGTATTGAATACGAGTTCACCACAGTTCTAGATCTCACTCATGAGAACTTAGCCATTGCCACTAAAGACCGTACACGCTTATTTATTGAACCAAGACCGTTGTCTGAAGCTGATGGTATAGCCCTAAAACAATGGCTGACTTCCGGTTCTGGTGATGCATGTATCGATGGTAATCAGTTTTTAGAACTTGAGTACTTAATGCAGCAAGCAGGAATCGATATTGAAAAGTACTGCGCCAAACGTGGTCTGAACAGTTTGCATGATGTCCAACAGCAGAAATTTGATGAAACCTGTGAAGGGATTCGAAAAATCATCACTAAAAACTCTGAGCAGGCCCAGGCGGCCACTCAGAAAAACCAGCAAGCACAAGCACCAGGTGATATGAAGGCTCTTTTCGATGATGCACTTAAGTCTCTGCCTCACACCAAGGATTTAAATATTCTTAGTGGCGCTTTAAAAACTTTCCAAAACACAGAATTTTTATCCAGTGATTCTCAATACGTGTAAAGCGCGTGCGGATCAGCTTGGTTACACATTCACAGGTTGAGACCTACTCATGCAAGTAGCAAGCACTGAACACAAAGGTATGAATTACCTAAACCACTTACCAGATCCCATCAAACCGATGGGATCCATTCACCCGAAACTGCGGAAAGCGTTTTTTGCATTCTTGCTCAATGATCACTACCGCATTTTGAGCGCCTGTAAAAAGAAAAAGATTGTGACCCTGGTACACCCTACCCGTGGCCAAGTCACGATCACATCTTCAGAACAACTAAATGCTGAAGGAAAAAAGCGTTACCAGGTGTTTTTTAAAGTTTATTTCAAAAAGGGTTCAGCTTTTATAGATCAGCTGAACAGTCAGATCCATATTCGCGTTGCAGCATAATTTTAGGGGTATCACACATGACACAGAAAAATTTATTGACGATCAACAAGGAAGAACTTGAGCACATCGTTGAAATCAGTAAAGGGGATGCTTTTCGCGCTGTAGTTGAACAGGTGGAGGCCCACTTGTTGAAACTTACTCTGATTCAAGCACGTGGCAACCAGACGCTTACCGCTGAATTGCTTGGATTGAACCGGGGCACGCTGCGTAAAAAATTAAAAAATCACGGCATGTTGAACTAATTTTACTGTTCTGGATGAAGCTCATGACAAATATTAAAGATCTCAATGCATTGAAAATGGATAAAAACCTCGGAAAAGTGCTTGATGCACTGACCAATGATCCGTTTGGTTTATCTGCTGCACAGATTGCTAACAATTCTAAAATGTCGTTAAAGACAGTTAAAAATTGCCTTGCTGTGTTAGTGCAAGACGAAAAAATTCACCTAGATGATTTAGGTGTCTATCACACCACTCTGAAAGCCGATCAATCACATGCTGAGCCAGTAGTTGAAAAAGAAACTCAGTTGGTGGTGAGTGCAAATACAGGTAAGGTCGTAGAAGTAGCTAAAAACCCGGTTAAGAATGATGTCCCTACTCCTCCGGCACCTCAGGTCGTTGGCGTAGAAGGCTTTGATGCCAAAATCACACCCACCAATCTACTCGACATCATTCCAGGAACACCGTTCAAGATAGAACAACAGCCGGCTAAAGCTAAAGATGACACCAGCAAACCAATCAAGGTACGAATTCTTGAGTTCATTAAAAGCCAATGCTTTTTTTCATCCGATGGTGTGACTACTTTTAAGGTTGCTGACTCGCTTGCAATCACTAAACGCCAAGCTGATAACGCTTGTTATGCCCTTGAGAGTCAAGGCTGCTTAAAGTCAGAAGGCAAAGCAGATAATAAGCATTATTTTTACGTCCAGGATATTCAGCGTAATCGTGCAGAACCACGAATGGAAAAGACTTCTGATCCAGCAAAGACCGCTGTTTCCCCTTTCGACAACTGGATCGAGCATCGTGTAGTGGAAACTAAAACTGTAAAGCTTACCGAAAGCCAGCTGGAAGAAGTACTGAAGCATGTATTCAAAATGGACAATGTCACCTTCCTGACTCCACTACCAGATCCATATGTGGTCGAACTCAAAATGGAGGTGGTTCGTTGAAGCACGGGACGATCTCTACATATACAAACCATGGGTGTCGCTGCGACGAATGTTGTGCAGCGAACACCAACTGGAAGAAGTTGTATGTATGTGGACTGGTAGAAAAAAGACAACGTAAACACGGCACGATGAGCATGTATAACACTGGCTGCCGTTGTCCTCAATGTGTATCAGCATGCCGAGCATATAGTCGAGCCCGGTATCAAAAATTAAAACAGGTGGCGTGATGGATATTTTAGAAGAAGATTACCAAAAAGCGGTTGCGGTGGTTAGAAAATGCTTAAGCGGTAGTGTTTCAAACCTTCAGCGAAAACTTTATTGGGGTTATGGACGTGCTGCATCAGCTATAGATCGTATGCAGGATGAGTTTATTGTGAGTCCAATGGCTGCGTCTGGCCGTCGTGATGTTTACCCTGAAGAAACACATGAGTTATGGAAAAAGTTGCAAGCAGCCAAAGCCCAAGCGGTGCCGGAAGGTTTTATTTTAATCAAAGATGATACTAAGACCGTTGTTGCAATTGAACGAATGGTTGAACAGCAGGTCGAAGCAAGTGGCATAGATTCTCGTCGATTAGAAAGACTTGATGGTTGGAAGATTATTGAAGCGGCAGTTAAGGCACAGGAGCCACAAATAACAGAATTGAAAGTTGAATGGGCTTCTGATTGCTTTAAGTGCGGACATCATGAAGCAATTATTTACTCCACAGCTGCCGAAGCTTCTACAAAGGGTTGGTTTCATGATGGCGATGAAGTGAAGTGCACAGGATGCGGTAATACCGGTGAAATGGATGCACGTGGTGAAGATAGTGATATTTGCTGGAATGAGGATGAAGCCAATGACTAATAAACCTATGCTGGTGATCAACCACATCGAACCCGTTGGCTTGATTGCTGAAAGCGGATCAGAGTTAGCGAAAGCGTTTAGCAATACTTATTTCAACCAAGCAGCAAATGAAATTGCCGATCAAAGTGAAATTGAAGCATTGCACTTTATGGGAAGCGTGGCTGGTCATGCCTTATGTCAGATGTTTAGCCAGAATATAAATATCAAAGAGCTTGATTCTGTTTTGGCTCAGATTCGTAGTTATGTAATTCAAGGGCAAGGAAGCTGATATGACTGAAGTTCAAAAATCTATGCACTGGCTACTTAATGCGAATACAGGCATGTCGAGTAAGTGTCTGATGGCAACACTGCTTAATAATGGTCCAGTGGCGGGCAAAGCATGGGAAACCAATTTCCACCCACATGATCCGGCCGACTTTGAGCGCTGCGTAGGATTACTTAATGCAGTACCGGAATTTCGTGAACGTCTTGGCCAAATGAAAACAGTCTCTAAACATTGGGCTGTTCTGGTTGATCACTGGGATGAAATTGAGACTCTATTGAATGAAGAAGTTAAACAGCGTTTTGCCCCTAAAACTTACGATCTGATGAAGTCGTTATTTAAAAGTATTGAGGTGACTGAGTGAGCATTCAAATTGTTCAACCTACACCATACGATGATGCCCAATTTCTGTGGTGTACCACCTGGTGTGAGAAAAAAGGTTTAAATCCATATGATGCGGATCATTGGGCAGCTGCTAAAGCGGAATATTTAAAGACTCAAGGAGGACAACAGTGACTGAATACTGTTTCATCTGTAAAAAGTTCACGGTTCATTGTGACGTGTTTTGTTCAATTTGTGGATTCAAGTGAGGTGTTATGAAAGCTAATACTGAGTATGAATTGCTCCAGGCAATACATAGCGAAATGCAGGAACTTAGAAAAGCACTGAAGGCAAGCAGTGAACGTCGGATTGGTCGGATCGAGTTTGCTAAATTGCTCAATATCGAACCTGAGACACTGGATTCCAGAATTCGAGACGGTCGCTACATGAAACCGCATAAGGATGGAAGAAAGAGTTTCTGGCTAAGTTCCTATGTTCAATCTGTCATTCTTGATATAGAGTTAAAAGATAAAGTCGCCTAG